ATTCTATCTGCTAGCATTTGATTATAAACGAACCTAACGCATCCGAAAGTTTTAGCAAAATAAATTCTTTGTTCTTTGTTTGGATAAATCCTATATTTATAAGCTTTTAGCATAAATATTCTCACCTCACTTTCTAATACTATTATACCATAAAGTTACGCAACTTGCAATAATATTAAGTATATTGTATAATGTTTTTGAGGTGATATTATGAGTAGCTTAAAAAGCAGAGAACGTTATACTAACTCAATTGATATTGAATTATTGAAAAAATTTAAAGAGCTTTCAAAAGAAACTAGAATACCGCAGTCAAGGCTACTTGATGAAGCAATTGAATTAATACTAAAAAAGTATAATAAGTAATATGTTGCCTACCGACAAGTGCTATCCATCTCCCACCTATAGAGGATGGGAGAATTTTGCACAAGAGCAGGTTAAACTTAACTTGATTATTAGCCAGTACAACTTCATCTTGAAAAACTGTAGGTATTTTGTAGTTTTCTACAATTTCTTTTGCTGTAGCTAATTGACATCTTTTTATAGCCTTGTACTTCTTTACTCCAAATTCCCTTCTAAGCTGATTTTGTATATCTCTGTATACTTTTTGACGTAAAGAATTGTTCTTATAAGCTGGCGTTCCATAGCCACCCAATGCTTTTATACCCACTTTCCTTACAACGCCTTGAAGCTCGTCACACTCTACGTTATATAGAGGACTATTCTCCTTGATATCTTTCACATTGTCTTCTAGGGTATTAACTTTAGTTTCTATTTTCTGCGTCCTTTCATCAAGTACAAATATTGCCTGTAACTCTTTTGAAAGCTTTACTCTTTCTTGTTTTGGATTGAAATAATTTTCCTCTAGGTTGTCAAATTGCTCCCATGCCATATCAGTATCTAAAATCTTGCAATGACGGCTTGCTCCACGCTTTGTCCAGAGATAAAGGCTTCTTACTTTTGATGAATTTTGTACTCCTATCTCGTAGGATTGCAAAAATTGTTTTAGCTCTTCACCTTTAAGAAAATAGAAATGTTTCTTTTCTTGGAAACGTTCTTTATTGTTATTAAAATTATTAGATATATTTCCTTCTGTAGTTTCATAGATTTCTGCTAATTGCTTTGTGGTAAGTATTCTTTCATTATTATAAGTTACTGGTATTAAGTTTTTACTCATTTTATCACTCCTGTGTTGATTTTTCACAGGAATTATGCTACACTAATTTTAGTTGGAAGATTAGTAATAGTATAGTCCCTGCTTCTGTAAAGGAAGCTATAGTCTACTTTAAAGAGTGGGCTATTTTTATTTGTCTGAAACTTCAAATTGTCTAACCCATTCCAAAACTTTTTCTTTGTCAAATCTAATTGAACCTCCTAATTTTATATATGGTAGTCCCTCCTTCTTTAATTTATATAATTTTCGCCTTGAAATGCTTAGTAATTCGCAAGCTTCATCAACATTTAAAATTTCCTTTTCCATATAAGTTATCTTCCTTTCATATACTATTTTATAACATAATATTCCTATTGTCAATACTTTTGTGCATATTTGTGCATATTTATTTTATTATAAATCAATCAAAGAGCGTTGTCAATATATATAGAGTAAAAAGTTTCGATAGTAGTTTAACTTATTCAACATACAGAGTAAAAATTTAAACTGGAAGCATAACTTATTACAAAATATGTAAATAAACCAAATAAAATAAAAAGCTAAGTTTTATCTTACTTTCTTCAATTAAATAAGATTTGTGGATAGCCTTTAAAATTTCTAAGGTTATCCACAAATCTATATTGCAAAATATTCTATTTTAATATAAAATAAATACATAAGTTATAAAAGCAATCGAAAATTTAAATATAAAATCAAAACCCGTTGAGTGACAGTCGGCAAACTTAATACTCAACGGGTGCTAGGAAATTGATTCCTTGTTTTTCTTTTGATATAAGTAATTATAGTATATTATATTTTTATAGTCAATAATTATATCAAAAATAAGTAAGAAATTAGCTTCCTAGTATGGAAGCTTTTATTATTTTATAAAGTAAAAACCTTGCAAGTTGCTATAAGTTTTGACGGACTTGCAACATAACAAGGCAAAGAATAAATGTCTATTAAGTTACTTATATTTTACACCAATTATATTATTCAATCAACAGATATTTATTCCCTTTACTTTAAATAAAAAGGAAGGAGATAAAATGAGTAATTCTTTAGAACTTGAAAAAATAGGAATTGAAGTCGATGAAGAGATACCTTATACCATTATAGAAAATTATATATTTGATATTGAGGGACTAAGTGCAAATAAAAAATTGTTTTTATTAATGTTACGGAGATATGCAGGAGCTGGAAAGAAACCAGCATTTCCAAGCTATAAGAAATTAATGAATAACATAGGAAGTACTTCAAGGGCAACTATTATGAAATGTATTGATTTTTTTATATGGTTAAAATGGCTTGAAAGAATTAATAGAGCAGACCCAGCTACGCATAAAAAGATAAGCAACTACTATATGTTAAGCTTGAAAAATATAGATTTAGTTTTAAAACATTTTGAAAAGAACAATATAAAATTTAGGGAAGTAGAAAAATACTTTGAAAGTAAGTACAAAGATACAGATACCAGAAAACAATTGCTTAATACTCCGTGTAAATATTTTAAAGAGTAGTTTTTCCTACTCTTTTTTATTTTATAGTAAATTTATCGTTTTTGATACCTAGTTCACTGAATGAACTATCTAGTTCACTGAATGAACATACCCTAGTTCATTTAATGAACATACCTAGTTCACTGAATGAACATAGATAATTAACACTTTAAAAATAACACTCTTAAAAATAATACAGAAAAGGAACAACTCCCAATTACATCCGCTCTTTTCTATCTAAACAAAAGGTAAAATCTGCAATAAATTTACAAAAAAAGTATACTTAAATTAGAAATATAAGGGGGGCGTGTTATGAAAAAGAAAAACATAATTTTTATACTTTTAATAGTGATAATAGCCATCCTCCTTGGAATAATTTTGGGGCAATTTTTCGATACTATAAAATCTCCTAAAAATTCTATTAATCAAAATCAGAACGTAAATATAAACACTTCTTCAAACTTAGAAAGTAAAATAAACTTAAATACAGCAACTCAAAAAGAATTAGAATCTCTTCCAGGAATAGGAGAAGTAAAAGCAAAGAAAATAATTCAGCATAGACCATATACAAACATTTCTCAACTTTTAAACGTAGTTGGTGGCAAAGTATATGAAACTATAAAAGATAAGGTGGTGGTGGAATGAATGGATTTTATATCAGCAATTAGCAAAGGTTCTCCTATAGTTATTGTTTCGGTAATCCTTATATTTGTCCTTAAAGGATTTTTTGATAGCAACGCCAAAGAACGTGAAAAGGATAGAGAAAGTCATAAACAAGATGCTGAAAAATATCAAGCATTGGTAAATAAAGTACAAGATGAAGGTAAGGCCAGAGAAGAAAAACTTATGAACCAAATTGATAAATGTACTACTAGTTTACAGGAAAACACAGAAAGTTTAAAAGAAATAAGTAAAAATATGCAAGTTATACCAGTTATGCAAGCAGATATAAGTTATTTAAAAGAGAAGGTGAAATAATGAAAGGCATAGATATTTATGAAGGAAATAATATTTCAGATTGGAGCGTTATAAAAAATACAGATGGCATAGAAGTAGTTATTCAAAAAGCAACCCAAGGTACAACTCATGTAGATAGCTTGCTAAATTATAGGTATGCAAAAATTAGAGAAGCAGGACTTAAATTAGGATTTTATCATTTCGCTCAATATAATTCAACTAATCCAATTGGAGAAGCTAAACATTTCTTAGAATCTATTGCAGGATTAAAAAGTGACACTGTTTTATGGCTTGATATAGAAATAGAAGATAAATGGAGTAAAAACAAAGCCATTAATTTTGCTAATTCATTTATTAAATACATACAGTCACAAGGCTTCAAAATAGGAATATATACCGGAAATTCATTTTACAATAATTACCTTAAAGGTAATATTCCAGAGGTTCCGCTATGGATAGCTAGTTATGGCAGACAACCTTCTTTATATCCAAACAGGGCATCATGGCAATATTCAGAAACAGGGAGATTGAACGGTGCTGTAGGCTATGTAGATTTAGATTACTTTATAGATGATATTTTTACAGGAGATGTTACACCCGCAAAACCCAATAAGTTTATAGAAAGCATTAAATCCTTACAATATGATTTAAACTTAGATTATAAAGCAGGACTAGTTGTAGATGGAGATGCAGGAACCGCTACCATGGAAGCTTTGCTGGGAATACAAAATATTATTGTTAAAGGACACAAGTCTCATGTAGTACTATGGATACAACAAAAACTTGAAGGATATGGATATTTAAAAAAGAATTCTTATACTTCAATGGTTTATGATGAGCCGACTTTTCAAGCTATAACTGAACTTCAAAAAAAATGGGGAAAATCTACGGATGGAATATTAGGTGAACAAACTTGGAATATACTATTAAATAATTAAGGAGATGGACAATGTATGTATAATATTATAGCAATAATAGGTGTTGCGATAGGTGTTATAGGAGCTATATTTGGTTTAGTTCCATATTTAAAGAAGAAAAATATTAATGTAGACGGAGCATTAAATACAATAGAAAAAGGATTGACCATATCAGAACCTTTTATATCTATAGGCAAAACAATGCCTGGACTAAAAAAAGAAGCTTCTTTAATAGACTGGATGGAGCAGAAAGCCAAGGCAGGTGTTAAAGCAGCAGAACAACTTTATCATGCAGGAGATTTAAAAACAGATGAAGATAGGTTTAAATTTGCTCAAAGTACTGTACTTGCGGCACTTAAAGAAATTAAAGTAGAACCTACGGCCAATCAAGAAAAACTTATTGGTGATTTTATACACGAAGCAGTGAATGACTTAGGCCATGTACCAGCGAGTGAAGCCGACAAGGATAATAAAATACAGCAAATTCAGCAGAAACTAGAAAGCACAAAGCAAGAAAACGAGCAATTAAAACAAACTTTAAATACCGTTCAAAATACTTTAAACCCAGTGCAAAGTACTCCAACACAAGGAACGAATAATTCAGAATCTCAACCAGCACAAACGCAAGCAAATGTAAACAATATAGTAGAACCAGTTAAAGCAAACTAAAATAAAAGACGGTGTAGGTATTATCCCTATTCACCGTCTTTAGTATTTTTACTAAACACTTTTTTAAATTTATTTAACATTACTTCCAGTTCTTTTTTCTCTTTTAATTCTTTACACATTTCCCCATATGTCATACCATTTGGAAATTTATTTCTTTGTAAAAACATATTGTACATAAAATCAGAAGACTGTATAGCATCTATTTCTGCATTAATAGTCTTACTACTTTTAACATATGGTTTTTCATTTAAAAGCCATCCTACTGTAACATCCAGAGCGTTTGCTATTACTGCGGCCTTGTCTAGGCTGGGTGATACTTTTCCATGCTCTATATCACTTACATATCCACTGCTTACGCCAGCTTCTTCACCCAATCTTGCCATGCTCCAGCCTAATCTTTCTCTCTGTTCCTTTACTCTGCTTCCAAAACATATATTCATCTTTATAATCTCCTTTTTAATTTAATTTTCATTTATATTTAACATAGTTTATTATACAACATAACTTTTTATACTGCAACACTAAATTTTAAGTTAAATACGGAGTATTGTTTATTAAATGGTTGTAACAATAAGCATTAGTGATATATTTGCACTCTATATCTTATTTTAGCAAATATATCGAGTAAATGGCACTCGGTATACTTGAATTTTACTCTATATAAGAATATAATATGAGTATGGAAAGGAAGTGAAAAAGTGGAATTCGGAACAGCAGTAAGAATTGCTAGAAATATACAAGGTATTACGCAAAAGCAACTAGCAGAGGAATTAAATACCGCACAAACTTATTTGTGTAATATAGAAAAAAATAGAAGCCTTCCTTCATTTCCATTGGCCTGGAAAATTCAAGAAAGGTTTCCAAATGAAAAAATAATACAAGCATATCAAGAAACATATCAAAAGATTTCATCAAAATTATAGCACATTTTAAATTTAAATTAAAGGAGAGATTAAATATGGAATTAAATATTTCTAAGGATAGAGCGGACAAGTTTCAACTTATAGGCTTTTTAAAAAGCCTTAAAAGTAGCAACGATACTTCTATTAAATCATATTCAGAAATGGACAAGAATTCTGGATACGAAGAAGGGTATTACAAGGGATTTGCAGATAAAGCAAAGAGCCAAAACAAGCTTATAGACAGCATTTTAAAAGGAATGGAGGATTGATGTTATGTTGATTAGAAGCCAAGACAAAATGATCTTAGTAGATGCTAAAAGAATTACTATTAATTCAGTACTATACGCTTCAAAGGAAAGATATCAAATAATCAATTTAAACAGTTGCGTAGATAACGAAATAAAAGACCAAGATTTCTTAGGAGAATATGCAACAGAGGAAAGAGCACTTGAAGTATTAGACGAAATACAAGAGCACATTTGTCGTATAGACTGGGACGAACATGTAGACCCGGTTTATGAAATGCCAGAAAATTAAAGGAGATATGAAAATGATTGAAGATGAAATTATAGAACTTTTGAAAAGCACAGATAGAGAGGGAATAAACGAACTTATTGAATATATGGATGAAAACGGATTTTTTACAGCACCTTGTAGTGGACAATATCATTTATGTAAAGAAGGTGGACTTGCAGAGCATAGCTTAAATGTTTATAAAGCAATGACTAATTTTACTTTTGCAGTATATGGTGAAAATATGGACGCTACAGAAAACGGATATGATTTTTTGAATAGTGTGATTATTACTTCACTACTTCATGACTTAGGAAAGATGGGGCAATTCGGAAAACCTAATTATATAGAAAATATTCTTAAATCTGGGAAACGTTCAGACAACAAGCCTTATGAAACAAACAAAGAACTTTTACACGTGCCTCACGAAATAAGATCAATCCAGATTGCAGCAAAATTTATAGAATTAACAGAACAAGAACAACACGCAATTTTATATCACAATTCCTTATATGGAGAATTAAAATATTCAATAAATGGTAAAGAAACGCCATTACAATTATTACTACATTTTAGCGATTTATGGTGTGCCAGAGTAACCGAAATTTAAGAGGTGAAAAAATGAAAATTAATTGTATTGTGTGTGGAAAACAGTTTTCAGTTAGTAAAAGCGATTATAAAAAAGGGCAAAGATGTTGTTCTAATGAATGTAAATTAATTAGATATAATCAAAAATCCAAAATGCAAGCTTATAAATGCGAAACTTGTGGAAAAGAGTTTAAAACATATATTAGAAAGCAACATATGAATAAATATTGTTCAAGAGAATGTTATTACAAAGGAAGATTAAAAAAGCATCAACAATTTAGCGAAGCTTATATGCAGAACGGATATAAGATGATATACGTCAATGGTTATCCAGTAAGAGAACACATTTATATAATGGAGAAGCACTTAGGAAGAAAATTAAAGAAAGATGAAGTTGTTCATCATATAAATTTTAAAAGATCAGATAATAGACTTGAAAATCTAAAACTTATGACGAGAGCGGAACATACTGGGTTACACGCAAAGCAGAGATACAAGGCTTATAGAATGGCTACTATAAATGGAGAAACACATTGTCTAAAAGAGTGGTCAAAGATTAGTGGAATTAATTATCATACTATTTTAGCTAGAGCTAGATATGGTTGGAAAGATAAAGATTTAATAAAGCCTGTTCAAATTAAAAGATAATATAGGGAGGCAAAATAGATGGATATAAGGCTTTTAACACCAGGTGAAATTGAGGTACGTGTACAGTCAGTAAAACAAACAAAGTCAAGCACAGGATGCATATTACTGTTATATAAAGACGCAAGGGTTGATATGAAAATGCTTGATGAAACATTTGGAATGACAGGCTGGAAAAGAACTCACGAACTTATAAATGGACGATTATTTTGCAATATCGATATTTGGGATGACGAGAAAAAGCAATGGATTAGAAAGCAGGATGTAGGAGTAGAAAGTTATACGGAAAAAGAAAAGGGACAGGCAAGTGATGCGTTTAAAAGAGCAGGATTTAATGTTGGAATAGGCAGAGAACTTTATACATCTCCTTTTATTTGGATTAATTTAGAGCAGGGAGAAACTTATCAAAAAGGTAGCAGTATTGCTTTATCACCAAGAGTACATTTTAAAGTTAAATCTATAGGATATACAGAAAATAGAGAAATAAAAGAATTAGAAATAGTAGATGGAAATAACAAAGTTAGATATTCATTTGGAAAATCTACAGTTGGGAATTTTACAAATAATCATAATGCTCAAAGCAAAGAAAATAAGTCAACTATTAAATCAAATAATTTTAAATGTAAAAAATGCGGAAGAGATATACCAGAAAAAGTAGCAAGCTATAGTAAAAGTAAGTTTGGGCAGTCTTTGTGTATGGATTGCCAGAAAGAAGTTAAATAAAATTGTAAAATGAAATAAGTTTATATTGAGTGAAACAAGGCTATTTTGAGCAACTATATTTTAGACATACAAATATATGCCTAGAGCGAATAACGTTCTTAAAATAGCCTGTATGATTAAATAAAGGGGTGATAAAATGAAAATACGAGTTTGTGTTGGAAGTATAAAGAAAGGTAAGAAGAAAGTTGTATTAGGAACTGTGGTAAAGAAAGGAGTAACTAAGGATGATAATTAGAACTCTAAGAGGAGAAGAATACAATGTTGCTTTTGAGGAATTATATATAAAGCCATTCTATGAAGGTGACAAAGTTTCAAAATATTCTATATGTAATAATGAGAGAAACGCAGAAATTATATTAGCAGAGTATGCAAATTTAACAGTTGCAAAACATATGTTACACCTTATGGGTATATTTACGAATAGTTCACTACCTGTACTTGTAAGGCAAGAAATAGATTTGTGTGAGGATTTGTGGGTGGCTGCAACTTGTAGACTAGAAAAAGCTCGAAAGATAAAGGAAGGGATGGTAGGGTGTTAAAAACTATAGACATACTCGCAAAAGGGAAAGAACTTGTAGGAAAGAAATTTAAATGCACTAAAAGCATTACAGATACATCTTTAAAAGGTCAAGTAGCTAAATTAGAGCTATTTGGAAATGATGAAGGACCATATTACGGATTAATGATAAATAGGTGCAAAGCATCAGACCTTACAGGATTCGAGGAATGGGAACTAGCACAAGAACCGGTGAATTTTATGGAAGCTGTAAATAGCGGAAAACTAATAAGATATAAAAGTTGGAACATATATAATTCTTTAAAAGAAGTTATTAGCATATTGGGCGTAAAGAGTGAAGATGCACAAAGAGAAATGATCAATGGCAAATGGTTTATAAAGGAGGATTAACCATGGATAATTATATGGAAGAGAGAGTTAAAGAAGTAGGAAATTATATTTCAACACATGGTACAACTATAAGGCAAACCGCTGTAGTATTTGGATATAGCAAGAGTACCGTACACAAGGATTGCATAGAAAGATTACCCAAAGTAAGTCCTTTACTTGCAGAAGCAGTAAGAGAAGTTTTGGACTACCATAAAAGTGTTAGAAACATTAGGGGCGGTGAAGCTACAAGAAAGAAATATTTACAAATTAGGGCATCCTTAAATAATCAGATAAACTAAGAAATAAAGGAAAAATCACGCCTATTTACTCGCTACAAGCTTGAATCACTCGATATTTAATAATATGTTTATAGCGAGTAAATAGGTTTTATAGTATAATATAAGTAAGGTGTTAGTAGAAAAGAGGTGTAATAATGAATATAGAAAATAGAGTTATAAATTGTCCTGTAGTTATGCCAGCTCTTTTCCATGAAAGAATGAAGAAGGCTGCTAAAAAGGATAACAACAAGACTTTAAAGGAATTTATAATAGATGCAATAGAAGAAAAGATAACTGAAGTAGAAAAAAGAGAAGCTTAAAAGCAGGTGATAAAGTGGCAGATAAAAAATATTATTGGTTAAAACTTAAAGAAAATTTCTTTGATGATGATGCTATCCAATGGATAGAAGAACAACCAAATGGAAGCGAGTATGCATTGTTTTATTTGAAACTATGCTTAAAATCTTTAAAAGGAAATGGCTTATTAATAAGGACAGTAGGTAATATGCTGATACCTTACAGTGCAAAAAAAATAGCTGAATTAACTAGAACTGATATAGATACTGTTAGAGTTGCTATGGAATTATTAAAAAAAGCAAACTTAGTACAAATTTTAGAAAACGGAGAAATATATTTAACACAACTGCAAAATATGGTTGGCTCTGAAAGTAAATGGGCTAAATATAAAAGAAAATCTCCTGAATTGGAAAATCTCCAAAGTAATTCCAAACTAATTCCAAAAAAACTCCAAACAGAGAAAGAGATAGAATTTAGAGAAAGAGATAGAGCTAGAGATATAGATATAGAAAAAGATAAAGAGATAGAAAATAAAAAAAAGAAAAAGGAAACTGGATTAGATATTTTAATAGATTATTATACCAGTAATGAAGAGCTAAAAGAAACACTTAGAGATTTTATTAAAATGAGAAAGTCTATTAAAAAGCCTATGACAGATAAAGCTATGAATTTGCTTACAGGCAAATTAGATAAATTAGGTTCTACAGATACAGAGAAAATAGAATTACTTAATCAAAGTATTTTAAATAGTTGGTGCAGCGTGTTTCCTTTAAAAAAAGAAAAGACCGATACACAATATAGCAATCAAACCATAGTAGGATTAGACAGACCTATAGAAAGGATTTAAAAGGAGGCATTAAATGTGAAAAGAAATATATTCCATGAATTGAGGAGATAGCCTTGGATGAATTAGAATTTGCAAATAGACATTTAGGTAAATATAAAATAAAAGGTTCTGAAATAATTCCAAAATATTGTCCAGAATGTCACGGAGGTTCACACCATGACCAGTATAGTTTCGCACTCAACATGGATAAACATACTTATAACTGTAAAAGAGGAAGCTGTGGAGTGTCTGGAGCATTTTGGCAGTTATGTGAAGAATTTGGAGAGAAAGCTGATAGCTCACTAGAATTTGAAAAAAAGAAAGAAAACTATGAATATAAAAAACCTAAAATTAAAAATTATAAAAAACCTGCTATAACGCCGCTTACTCCCACGGAAAAAGTATTAGACTATTTACATTTACGGAAAATAAGTGATGAAGCTATAAAAAAGTATAAAGTTGGGGCAGATGAACATGGCAATATAATATTTCCCTACTATGATGAAAACAACAACCACGTTATGAATAAATTTAAACTTTCACATAAATACATAAAAGGAAAAGACAAAATAAAATCATGGCGTGAAACAGATACAAAACCAGTATTATGGGGAATGTGGTTGTGTGATGAAGGCAAACCTCTCACTTTGACAGAGGGTGAGCCGGATACACTTGCACTTGCTACGTGTGGAATAGAAAATGTTGTTTCAGTTCCAAGTGGCTCACAAGATTTAACATGGATAGATATTTGTTGGGAATGGCTTGAAAAATTTAAGAAAATAATTATTTGGGGAGATAAAGATACCGCTGGCCAAGAAATGGTGAGAAGTATTATAAATAGACTAGGTGTAGAAAGATGCTGGATAGTAGATGGAAATAGGAAAGATGCAAATGTTACTTTATATAAAGACGGAAAAGAAAAAGTTTTAGAATTGTTTAATTCTGCAAGAGAAGTGCCAATACAAGGACTTGTACGCCTTGCGGATGTAGAAGATATAGATTTTAGCAAGATACCTAAAATAAGAACTGGTATATGTGATTTAGATAAAGCAATAGGAGGCCTAGCATTAGGAGAACTAAGTGTTTGGACCGGTGCTAACGCAAGCGGTAAAAGTACCCTCTTAGGGCAATTAGTAATTGAAGCTATAGACCAAGGATTTGGAGTATGTGCATATTCTGGAGAACTTTCAAGCCAAAGATTTAGAAACTGGATAGAGTTGCAAATGGCAGGAAAAGATAATTTAGTTTATGAGTACAACCCTATACTTGAAAAAGATATGCCTAAAGTTTCAAAGCAAGATAAAGTAAAAATGCGATCATGGTACTATGATAAATTATTTTTACATGATAGTTTTGGAAGTACTAAGAATACAGAACTTTTAAAAGTATTTGAATATGCCGTCAAAAGATATGATTGTAAGATGTTCCTGGTGGATAATCTTATGACTACATTTTATGATGGTGGCGAAAGAGATTATTATAGGCAGCAGAGTGCATTTGTTGGTGAATTAATAGATTTTGCAAATAGATACAATGTACACATCAACTTAGTAGCACATCCTAGAAAGCAATTTGGAGACATACAGAAAAATGATATTAGCGGTACTGGAGATATAACAAATAGAGCAGATAATGTATTTTCAATGTCCAGGGTAAATAAAAGTGTAGATAAAGATGGCAACTATAAAGACAAATTACATGATTATGATAACAAGCTTTCCATATTAAAAAACAGAATGTATGGTGTTCAAGATATGACTATACCATTATTATTTGACAAGGACAGTAAGAGAATGTATGGCAATTCACGCGAAGGAAATAAAAAATATGGATGGCTTAAAACCAACAAAAAGGAAGAATATGAGGAGGTAGAAGAAAAAGCACCTTGGGATTAGAAGAAATTAAAATAAAGTATAGCAAGCTTTTAGAAAGAGAACAAAAAGCGGAACAATGGATGCAGAAAGCAAACAGCAAAGAAGTAGACAAGTGGCTTTCAGACTATACAAAAATAATAAAACAATTAAGTGGACTTATGGAAGAATATAAAAATATGACTCGAGAGAATATGACAGAAAATCAAATTTCTAATGGGTTTAATATAAATTTTAAAGAAGTACTTATGGAGATATTTAATATTACTGTGGATGCCATATCAAACACAACTAATAAAATAGATTTAGATAATTACAATAGAATATTAAATCTTTTAAGTGAATTATCAGAGGGGGATAAAAAAGATGGAGGTAAAAAAGTTTAAATGTTGTATAGAGTGTGGGAAAGAGAATTGTCCGGCTCCATGCCATAAGTTTATAAATTCAAAGGAAAATGATGTACTTGACAGAAAGTTTTTTAACCACAATTTCCAAGGAATGGTGGAAATGAAAAAGTCGGCTACTGAAGCAGAGATAAAATATGCAAAATTAAAAAGTGAAATTTTAAAAGAAATAAATGTTAACGAAATACTTAAATTCAAAGACAACAAAGGTCAAAGTGAAGGGAAAGTAATACAAATTACAAATTATTTTATTACTGTTAAATGCAATTATCCAAAGAATGTAAACTTTAGAGATATATTTACCAAAGATGTATCAATTTTAGGATAGGAGGGATTGAAAATGAATTTAGAAGAATTAAAACATGATGTTGATTTTGCAATTAGTCAATTACACGAATACGAAAATCCTAAAGATATAGAAGTCTTAATAACTTTATCTGAATGGTCGGCAGGTGCTAGAGCTTCTAGTGAAGTTTCATGTGCAGGGATAGGAAGTGATTGGGAGCATGGACAATTTAGGATTGAACCTGTGAAGAATTTAGTTAGGAAAGGCCATAATTTCCAAGACGAGAAAGATATTATTTGTCTTGAATATAATGGCAGAAAATATTATAAGTGTCCAAGATGTAAAGGTAAGATTACCAAAAGAGATAAATATTGTAGGCATTGTGGCCAAACATTAAAAGAATTGGAGGTATAAACATTGAGAGATATTAAATTCAGCTTATTATTTCAACACGATTCAACAGGAGATATTGTGGAAAAGAAATGGACATTAGATGAGTTACTAGATGGAGTAAAAGAAAATACCATGCCACCTACATGGCACTTAATTGTTGCCAGGCAATATACAGGATTAAAAGATAAGAACGGTAAAGAGATATATGAGGGCGATATTTTACAAGCCTTTTATGGGAAAAAGAATACGCCATTTACAACAACTAAAGTATATTTTGATGAAAAAGGATATTGGGATTCAAAAAATATATCAGAAAAAGCTCCCTTTAAAGTATGCTATTTAGGGTTCTGCAAATGTGAATTAATAGGCAATATATATGAAAATCCAGAGCTTTTGAAAGAAGGTGATTAAATGAGCAATGAAGGTTTTACCATTAAATGTAACAAATGTGGCAAGGCTATTCAAGTAGCAAATAAAAAGAACAAGAAATGGAAATTTAAAGAGCCTGTTATTAATAAAAAAGGAATTGAACTTAAAACAGATTCTTATAATGAAGATGCTTTTATAAAATGCCAATGCGGGAATATCTTAATATTTTAAAGAAGGTGAGTAAATAATGTATTCAACAATATGTGACACCTATTCTCCAGATGCGGAAAAGAAGCTAAAAGTTAAAGAAAATCTTTTAAAAGACAAGATAAATTTAGCATTAATGTATTGCGAGATAGGATGTGGAATTATAGAAGCTATAAAAAAAGTGAAGGGAGATAAATAAATGATGGTATTTGATGAAATAGGAGCATTGGAAAACTGTGAGAACCTAGAAGAAAGTTTTGGAGAAACATGTGTTCACTGCAATAAATGTGGAAGGTTTGACAAGAAAGACGAAAAGACAGATAAGGAGGATAAATAATTGAAAATAAACGAAGATATTAAAATTGAAGCGGTAGACAGTAGGAATATATGTATCTTAAAAAGAGCTAATACCGAAGGTGAAGAAACATGGAAAAGACTAGGTTACTATTCAACGCCACAGGGAGCATTAAAGGGGTTAGTAAATAGAGAGGTTATAGGTACAGGATTAAAGGACTTTGAAACTGTGTGTAGCAAGATTGAAGAGATATACAAGTACATTGATAGCCTTAATATAAAAATAGAAATACCTGTAAGTGAAGACGAGATTACAATTTCTAAAGATGAATACGAAGGACTTTTAGAAAGTGAGAAAAAATTAAATGCTTTAAAAGATAGCGGAGTAGAAGAAAGTGAGGATAAATAATTGAAAGTTATAACAATAATGCAACCTTTTGCAACTCTAATAGCATTAGGAGAAAAACATTTTGAGACTAGATGCTGGCCAACAAAATATAGAGGGGATTTATTGATTCATGCAGGAAAAGGAATACAGTATATGCATTTATGTGAGTTAGATTCTTTCGGATGCATACTAGAGAAACATGGATATACAACTAGAGATAAATTACCATTAGGACTTATAATCGCAAAAGTAAATCTTGCGGACTGTTTAAAAGTAAAAGAATCAACATTAGATTTTGGAATAGGAATTACAAAAGCAGTTTTAGAAGATGATACAGAAATAATTGGAAACGAGCTTAAATTTGGCGATTATACAAAAGGCAGATATGCTTGGAAACTTGATGATACCGAAATGTTAAAAGAACCTATACCAGTAAAAGGACAACAGAGATTATGGAATTATGGTTTTAAGGAGGATAAATAAATGCTAACTAGACAACAAAAAGAAGATAGAAAAAAATGTGATGAAATGATAGATGAACAGGGGAAAACGATGGAATGTGCAAGATGTAGTTGTAGTGTATGCATAACACAACAGAGTACTTTTGACATAAAAGAACTTCATAAAAAAATAGAAGAAAAAATAAAAGAAATTGATAAAAGGAAAGGTGGTTGCATGAATATATGGAATTGTGGAAGGTTGGAAGGAGAGACAAATGGATTAAAAATGGTATTAGATACATTAAATAAGATTATAAACAGAGAAAGTGAGGATAAATAATTGAATATAAACAAATTAAAAGGAATATGTCAAGAAGCGGTAAAGCACTATGGAGAAGAATCTCAAAAGAAGCAGGCTATTGAAGAATGTTCAGAACTTATTCAAGCTATCTGCAAGGATTTAAATAGAAAACAACATAACGCAGAAGAAGAAATTGCAGATGTACTGATTATGATTGAGCAGTTATTTAATATTTACGATATGAAAAAGATGAACTATTGGCTGGATTATAAAATTGATAGGCTGAAAAAGAGAATAGAAGCCGATATGTGAAGCAAGAGTATGGCTTATTTAAAAAATAATAACTAAAAGGTATAATTAGTCTACTAAAAATTGGATAGCTTTAAATAAGCTGTACCACTGTTTTAAAGTACTAATATAGTAGGAGAACTTGTTATGAATGATTTAGAAAAAATTAAGGAAGAAGTAATTGATTTATCTATTGAACTAGGAAACAAGAAAGAAGATGTTGAGAGTAAAATTGAAGGACTTTCATATAAACAACTTATAAGTTTGAAAACAGATTTAGGAATGTTAATTAACTGGGAATAGATAGGAGGATTAAATATGTATAAATATTATTCAACTGAAAGACCTGTAAGCATAGGCACATATCCTAAACCTAAAGATAACAAGCCTGTAAATATAGAAAACTTTGATTTAAAAACATATGTACCAGAGATAAAGGCTGAAGCTTATGGATATTTGGAATACGAACAACCTTTAACAAGTAAACAAGTAGCAACTTACGAATTGAAAGAACCTAAAACCTATGAAGCCAGACCAAAATTCAACAGAACATCGCACAAATGGAATATAGTTATAAATTATTATGATGAAGAAATAAAACTAGGACATGAGGAAAATGGATTTGTTAAATACAGCGAGTTTGATACCAAAGCAGATGCAATTAAATATATAGAAAATAAAGAAGGATTACAGCTAAAGAGCTAATTAAATAGGAGGGATAATATGGAAAGATGTTTTATAGCAACTAAGGAAAGTAAATGATTAAAAGATTATAACAGATATATAGAAAAGGCAAACGAGCAGAAAAAGTTTATAAATAAGTTTTTTAAAGAAAAAGGCATAGATGGACAGCACTATTTAATTAGTGGGGATGGCTTTATGAATAGGCCGTTTGAAGAATACGAAAAGAAAAATATCACTTTATCAGTAGAGACTACAGAAAATAATTTAAACAAATTTGGCAAAATGCTTGGCAAACCTGATAAATACGATATGCGTCAATTTAGGAAAAACTCTAGTATAAGTAAAGAACTTCAACAAAGATGTATAGATGAAAGGGTAGTAGTAAATCTATATGAGCCAGATATAAGAGATTATTTTAAATCTTTACATTGGACTAGAGCTGGATATCAGGCATTTTTCTATAAAGATAATTGGTATGTAAAAATTGAAAGTAAAAATCTAAAAGAAGATGATACTCCAGAGGGATTTAAAGAAGTAAAGGCTAGTGAATATTACAGAATTAAAGAAATAAGAGAAAGTAAAAATAAGGAGGAATAGTATAATGATCGATATTGATGGAAGATTAGTTGAGAAAGATGAACCTAGATTTTTATTGGATGATGATAGTATTTGCTATGGATGCCCTTACTTTGTTGGAGGAGAGGAAGAATGTAATCCCCCAAAACCATGTATAGAAGGTCAAATGAACAATTACAGGCAGGAAGGCTAAAAATAATTCAAATATATTATAATTAAGCACTAATACAGTATAACCATATTATAAACACAGCATTACTGTATTAGTGTAATAAGAAAGTAGGAGTGTTAATATGAGAAATACATTAGGCGATTTAAACTTACATCTTTTTGCCGAGCTAGAAAGACTAGGAGACGAGGAATTAAAAGACGAAAAGCTTCAAGAGGAAATTACTAGAGCAAAAGCAGTAAATGAGGTTGCTACACAAATTATATCTAATGGTTCGCTAGTACTTGCAGCGAAGAAATTTATGGATAATAGATTAGACACTAGCATTAAATTACCGCCAATGCTAGAAGGAGAGAAACATGAGCATACCTCAGAAAATCAAAAGTAAATTGCTTCCTAAGATGTTGGAGGGCTAACATGGCACATAGATATACAGATAAAGAAAAAGAGTTTATTAAGAATAATTGTAGTGGAAGAACAACATATGAGATTGTAGAACTTTTTAATAAAAAATTCTATTCAAATATAACACGCAGCCAGATTAAAAGTTATATGGCAAATCATGGGCTCAAAGGTGGTATAAACCGCAGCGAACTAATGAAAAAATTTGTAAAAAAATTATTTACAGCTGAACAAATTAAATTTGTTAAAGATAATGCTAAAGGATTAAGCAATAAAAAACTAACTCAAAAATTCAATAATCATTTCAAAACGGAAATAAAAACCTCTCAAATTGAAGCATTAAAATGTAGAGAACATATAAGTAGTGGATTGAACGGATATTTTCCTAAAGGCAATATTCCTTTCAATAAGGGCATGAAGGGGATATGTGCCAAGGGATGTGAAAAAACATGGTTTAAAAAAGGAAATGTGCCAGTTCAGCATAGAGAAGTTGGCAGTGAGAGAATAGACGTAGATGGATACACTTATGTAAAAGTTAAAGAACCTAACAAGTGGAGATTGAAGCATCAAGTTGTTTGGGAAAAGCACAATGGCAAAATTCCCAAAAATCATGCCGTAATATTTGGAGATAGAGATAGGACTAATTTTGACATTAATAATTTAATCCTAGTATCGAGACGCCAACTATTAATTCTAAACAGTAATAAATTAATACAAAATGATGCTGATTTAACAAAAACAGGTATTATCATAGCAGATATATACCAGAGAATGAGCGAGAGAAAATCAAAAAAGCGGCAAGCAAATAAAATAGAAGAACAACTAAAAATTTAAAAGGTGAGTATATCAACTAGGATGAGGAACGATTTTAAACTCTTTGTTCTAGTTGATATAAAACATATATAACAAAGGGATGGTTGAATGGAAACAGAGTATAAGTTTTGCGAAAATTGTGGTTCTACAAGACGACTAGAAAAACACCATAAAATTTTTAAAAGCCAGTGTAAACCTCTAGCACATTGCAAATATAATATAGCTTATTTATGCCAAGACTGCCACAGAAACAAGCCTTATGCTATCCATAATAAACATGGACACGAATTAGATTTAAAACTTAAATTAGAATTTCAACAATGGCTAGAAGAAACATTCTATCAAGATAGATACACATTAGAAGAAATAAGAAAGAAGTTAGATATATCTCAAAATGCAGTAAGAAGCCTTTCAAAGCTTATGAATATAGATAGAGGGGCATACAACAGAGACGATATTTTGAGAACTTGCATGGGTGGCCATATATACATAGAGGAAGAATTAAAAGATAAGGATGTGATTTAATGAACTGGACGCAAGAGGAATTAGATGCATACCTAAAAAGGCGTGACCACAAAATAGAAAAGCCTAAAGCAAAAGTCCAGAAATACAAGAATAAAGGCACTTGGTATGATGGATTGTACTTTAGGAGCCAACTAGAGATGAGAAGGTATTGTCAGCTAAAAATATTATTTAACTCTGGGGAAATTTCTGGATTTATTCTCCAGCCTCAGTTCATATTGCAGGAAGGAAATGAGAAAAATCGTTGTATTACTTATAAAGCAGACTTCCTTATATTAAATAATGATGGCACATATGAGGTAGAGGACACAAAAGGCTATGAATCTGAACAATGGAAAAGAACATACAAGCAATTCAAACTTAGATACCCAAACGTAGATTTAAAAGTTTTAAAAGAGGTGTAATTATGATTAATTCATGTAATGAATGTGAAAATTTAGATAAATTAAAAAAAGAGGGAACTATTAATTGCTATAGATATGGATGTAAAAAATGTAAAAGTGGCTATATATGCGGATGGGTAGCTAAAGATGCAGATTTAAAAACAATGGGATGCTCCGATTTTACCAAAGTACAGCAAACAGAACAAATAAAAATGTTTTGAAGGGGATGTAAACATGGTTTCAAATGTTTTACTTAAATTAAATATAGCAGAACAAATGGAAATTAAAGCTTATATAAATAAGCAAGTAGAAAGCAAAGTATTGCAAATGGAAGGGGAACTACACAAAGCAGCTACAGAAAAAGAAAATTCTATAACAGAAACAAATAACCATACGTGGCAACTTATAGAAAATTGGCTTCATATAGCCATGAGAGAGCATAAAATAAGCAAGGAAAGAATTAAACATATAGATACCAGGGTATTAGAATTATCAAAAGAATATGACGGTAAAATGCTTATAGGTGAGGATATAAAATCGGATTATAAAGTTATAGATGATGTAGACTTTAGAAGCATTATAGAAAATTTACTAGATAGTAACTGTAGAAACTGTAATAAGCATCATAAAGAATGTGATATATTTGAGATACTTAAAAAATATAATATTCCTTATCCAACAGGATTTAAAGGAAAATGTAAATATGGATATACAGATAAAACATATGTCGGAGGTAAATAAATGAAAAAAGTTATTGGAGATATAATTGCCATAGTTATTATTATATGTATTTCAAAACTTGTATTTAATCAAGATGTAAGGTTTGTAGATGTTATGATATTAGTACTTTTATCACCTAGCACAAAGAAAGGAGAAAGATAAATGTTAGATATAAATGAAATAGCAAAGAAAATGACAAGAGAAGAATTTATGAATTGCATAGATGAAGATGGATGCTTGTGGTTGTGTGATAATGGTAAATCTATTACTATTGCATGCCCTAATAAAATCGGATTGAAAGAAGAATTTCGGCTTGAAGATGGTGAGTGCAAGACCCCAACTACTAATTGTAAAAAATGTTGGTATGATGCTATAAAAGATATTAAATTTAAAAATGATGATATATGCCCTTATTGTCAAGGCAAAGGACGTACTATATCACATTATGAAGATAAAGACACTGAAGGGGATGGAATTAGCCTATGTAATTTCTGCAATGGAACCGGAAAAATCAGTGAAAGGTCAAGATTAATGAAAAAAGCTATTAGAGAAACTAAAGAGCCTAGATTATATTATGGTGATGAAATACTTGCTATGATAAGGAAGAGTGAAATAAAAGAAGGCCAAGAGTTTTATTTATATCATCACTGTGTACGACAATGTTATATAAAAAACGGTAAAGATATAAAAGCTATTTATAAAAAAGATAACCTTGAAGGAAAATTGACTGTTGATGATGAATGCATGCCTTTAGAAAAATTGATGCAACTTCAATTCAAACTTATAGAACCTAAATGTTTTACTTTAGAAGCTGCAATAAGAATAGCAAAAATAGGAAGTAGAAAAATAAAGCATAAAGATTGGGATAATTTTATACCCAAGAGGGATTTAACAGCTAATATAGTATTTCTAATAAAAGATAATAAATTAGATGTAGCAGATTTAAATAGAAAAATTTGGGAGGTTAAATAAGATGTATTTTATAGATAAAGAAGAAGATTTAATTGGAAAAGAAATAGCATTTACACATTTTGCTAGATTTGCAGAGGCCATGACGATAGTAACTAAAGATAAAGGTATATTTGTATTCAATGCAGAAATAGACGAGGATGATAATGAAGGAATAAGCATATACAGAGCCCCTACAGCTAGAAGATATATATTGGGGAATGAATGGCTAAGAAAGCAATTAAATAAGTTGAAGATTATTACAAATGAGGAAATTAAAGAATACAAGAAAGAACTTGAAAAAGAAAGAAAAAAACAGGATGAAAAATATAAAAAGCAACAGGAAGAAAATGAGTACAGGCAATATCTAAAGCTTAAAGAAAAGTACGAAAATAGAGGTTAAACTACGGACTTAAATTTTTGGATAGATGAAGTAGAAAGATTATATAGAGAAGGACTAAACTTACAGAGAGCTATTCTTCTGGTGCAACTTATAAAAATGAATATAAAATACGAAAGTGTAGATTAATTTCTGCACTTTTTTAATAAAAACTTTTAAAATATTCTCTAAAACTTATTGACTTATTCCACCACAGTGGTATAATATAATTGTAGATAAGGAAAGGGGATATGTAAAGATGAAATATAATAAATCAGAAATATTTAAGAAAGCTTGGGAAATAAAAAGAGAATTAAAAAACACTTTTTCAATAGCATTAAAAATGGCATGGAAACTAGCAAGAAAAGCAATGGAATTAAGAAAAGAGTATCAAGAACCAGAAGGAGAAGTAAAGTTCAATATATGGTCAAGATATGGGAAAATAAGAGCTTATTACACTTGTTCTTTTAGAAGCAGATACCAGAACAATAAAGGATTTTATGTAAATTTACAGGAGGCTGCATAGATGGGAAAATTAGCAGAAATAAGAGGAGAAAGATGCCTTAGTCAAAATGATTTAGTTAAACTTAGTGGTGTTAGCAGGAGCCTTGTAACAAAGTACGAAAGTGGAGAGAAAAATATAAACAAGGCAGCAGGGGAGACACTTTTAAAAATTGCTACAGCTTTAAGTTGTAGAATAGAAGATCTTATAGAAGGAAAAGAGAAAATTTCGCAGGAAGTTCTTTATAGAATGTACTGCGAGTGGAGAAAAGCTACAGAGGAAGCAAATGAAGATTTAGATATAAACATACAGCCAGGAAGTACAGATTGTGGAAAACCGATAGTTAGAGAAGACTTTAGCAATTATGTTGGAATGGAAAAGGAAATAGCATTTGAGGAGATGTTAAAGTTGGAAAGGCAGTGGGAAGAAGAACACAAAAGTTAAAATAATTTAAAAAATCTCCTAAAATCTATTGACTTATTCCACCACAGTGGTATAATATAATTGTAGATAAGGAAAGGGGATATCAAGAATGTATAAAGTAACTGGGAAGCCAACAGAAGAAATGGTAGAAAAATTTAACGAGGATAGCAACATTTTCTTTAGATTTCAAAATCCTAACTGGGAATTAGATCAAGATTCTAAAAGTTGGGGAATGATATATGGTTCTGAAGAAGAAGCTATAGAAAATTGCGAAGATGATGGACTTTCAGAAGATGAAGCAGTTCTACCAGGTAAAAGTTGTATGGACACTTTAGAGGGTGTTTGGGAGTGGGCTGACCAGTTTGACGATAGCTATGTTGTACTAGTATTTGAGGGTGACGACACTGGAGTTAATGGACACCAAGATGAGTATGTTACTGAATTTATAAAACCAGTTGCTGTATGGAGTATGGAAGATTGCTATAACTATATTTATAGAAACGATAAATAAAAATTCATTAGCAAACAAAAGGGGGAATTTTATTATGTTTAAAGTAAAACATCACAAAGAAGCAGGGGTTTGGTCTGTACAGATTGGAGACACTATTAGAGAGTTTGGGAAAACCTTTAAAAAATCTGTATATCTCAATATAGAAAATTTAAAGGTTGTTAAAAGGGAAGATGAAATTATACCATGGGATCAGAATTATTCAGATATTAGGCCAGAAGATATAGAAGAAGAACAGGGATATTCATTACACGTTGCACCCGAACAAGCAGGAAAATTAGTTGCGTATGTAACAGAATTACGTGACCAAATAGATGAACAAAGAAGTGGATGTAACCACCAATGGGGGAATTTTCAACAAAATAATGATTGGGGTGGTTTACACTCTGGCATATATCATAAATGCAAAAAGTGCGGGTATAAAGAATTTGTTTCCACTACAGCATGGCTTCCACAATATGCTACAAATGATAGTAGCAAAGAAATATTTATTGCGAATTCCCCAATTCCGTTAACAGATAAACAAATAGAGGAATATGGCGTTACTAAAGGGGAAATTTTATCTTCTAATAATGTTTGCCATGATAGTCCATATGGGGGAGACACAATCTTAGTAGAAAAAAGTAAAAAAATCAATAAAGAATCTAAATACGGTATTATACAAAACACTATAAAACAATATTTCTACGTGGTTACAAATAGTAAAAAAGAAATTGTATCAATAGAATCAAAACAATAAGTATATAAAGTTTTATGGAAAATGGAATTACAAGAGGTACTCTAAATAGTATCTCTTTTTTATATAAAGGATTTTATTACAATATAGGGAATAATATATATAAGTATAAAATTAGAAGGTAAACAAAATGGGAAAAGGAATTGATTTAACTGGGCAAAAATTTAATAGATTAACTGTGCTTAAAAGAAAAAGAGAAAATAAGCGTACCTACTATTATTGCAGATGCGATTGTAAAAATGAATTATGGGTACGTTCTGATTGCTTAACTAGTGGAAATACAAAGAGCTGCGGATGCTTAGGCAAAGAAACTCAATTCAAGCCCGTAGATATAAGAAATAAAAAGTTTAATAATTTAACAACAATAGAACCTACAAGCAAAAAATCTAGTAACGGCTCTATAATATGGAAATGCAAATGTGATTGTGGGGAAATAACATATGTATCCATGGGAGATTTAACAAGCGGAAAAGTTAAAAGCTGTGGATGCTTAATATCAGAAACATCTAAAGAGAATATAAAAAAGGCTACAGAGGTACACTTAAAGGAAAATATAATTGAAGGAACTAATATACCCGCAATAAGTAGAAAAGAAATAATAAGCAGCAATACAAGCGGTATAACTGGTGTAAGGTGGGATAAGAGTAGGCAAAAATGGATAGCAGAAATACGCTTTAAAAATAAGTGGTATTTTCTAGGCAGATATAAGGAAAAAGAAGATGCTGTAAAGATAAGAAAGGCAGCAGAAGATAAATTATTTAAACCGTTTCTAGAGCAGCACAACATCAAAAATAATTAGAGATACTTAATTGCATCTCTTTTTTCTTGCAGGAAAATAGAATTATTTGTAGAAATAGTAAATAGAAAGGGGATGTTATATATGGATGAATTACAAAAGCTAGGAGAGAAAGGAAACTTAGAACAACTAACAGTAAAATACTATAAGGAAATAAATAACATAGTATATGCAGAAGAACATATTGCAGATAAAAATATGGACAAGTTAAGAGATATACAGAAAGATGCAATAGAAGCTCTAGCAAAATATTTTGAAGTAAAAACAAAAGAGAACGAAGTGAAAACAAAAGAAAATGAAGAACTGAAAAAGGTTCTGCAAAAGTAATCTAAAGGATAGTTGAAATATGTGAAAAATCCAGTTAAAGAGTATCTAAAAAGGTACTCTTATTTTTTATTTAAATTTCTAAAAAACTATTGCTTTCGTAACGTTAACGTGATATAATAAAAGAGAAGATAAGGAAAGGGGATATTAAAATGTTTAATAAGAAATTAGCAAGTGATGCTCACAAGATGGCAAAGGAGATAAAAAGAGAATATCCAGAAGTAGATTATAAATTCCAGTTTGGATTAGATGTTAAATATCTCCTTTCTAAAATTGAGGAGGTAGAAAACATAATGGTAGAGTTAGTAGGAAGCGAAAAGCAAATTGCTTGGGCTGAAAAAATCAGAAGCGAAAAAATGGCAGCTTGGGAAAAAGAAAAAGAAGATATGAAAGATGCTAAAAATCAGAAATATGTCGCCGAACTTACTAGTGCAACTGAAAGAATTTTTTCTATTGAAAGTGCTTCAAATTGGATTGACTTGAAAGATCACTCGATTATATCACTTGCAAGGGCAGATATGAAAAAGAAACTTAATAGATATTGCTTTGATATAGGAACAGAAAAAGCTTTTGCAGATAGATATTAAAAATATGGTTTGCGGTCAGCCATAAAAACCGTATTTAAGGAGGCTATTATGATAAATTGGCTAACTGTGGACGACATAAAAAAAGATGTAAAAAATATTGATACTCAAACTCTTTCTCTTAAAGAACTTCAAGAAAAGATAAGAGAAATATATAAAAAGATTTCAGATGAATCACTTACAATAGAAGCATCACAAGACTATGAAAGGTATAAATATATCTGTTATACAGGGGAAAAATGTAAATCATCTCCTTTGCTTATTGTTAATATTCATGTAGAGGAAGATCAATATTGTCCTCGTGAATATGAATGTCGATCCAATGATGAATATATTTTACCAGACGGAGACACTATTGCGTGTATCTCTTGTAAATGGTGCGAAATAACGAATGAAATAGTTATAGATAGCGTTGATACATTTTATGCGAACACAGAAAAAATGTCCGCATATTACAAATATAAATTACAAAATGACTTATGCTCTTCCTCTATTGTCCAAAATTTCTCCGATGGAGAATATAGAAAGAAAATAGAAAACTATATTCTTGCAATGACTACCATAGCTAATCGAGAATTTAAATATATAAATAATCGTATTGACTTTGGACAATGTGTCCAGATCACAGACGATAAAATAATCATAGGATGGGGAGATTTCAGTAAAAGAACAAATGAAGAATATAGAGCTGAGTATACTTTTGCAAAAGATACATTATATATGTATTATGATGGGTTCTGGAATCGAGGTAAAAAAGAGAAAGTAAGCATTACCAACCCGTTTCACATGTGGAAATTATAAAAAATAACTTTTTATTAAAAATATGGTTCACGGTAATCCAGAAAACCGTAAAAGGAGGACAATATGAAAATAGAACTTACTAGGGAAGACTTTGATATTATTGCTGGAGCATTGGACTACCAAATACAAGAAATGACAAAGAAAATAGAGGAGATGTATCAAGATTTAAACTTCTATAGCGAAAGGAGCGAAAACAGTTTAAAAGAAATGATTGAAGCTGCTAGAAAAGTTTATGATGAAAAATTTGAGCCTATTATAGAGAAAGAAAATTTAGTATGGTTTAAAGCTAATATAGAGAAAGGAAGTCCAGAGTGGTTTGAACAGCATGAATTCATACTTGCTACAGAAGCCACAGAGAAATGGGGGCTGAAAGATAGCACAATTAGGCGTGCTATATTCGACGGGAGAATAAAAAAAGAAGAGTGTAAAAAAGAAGGTAGGGACTGGAAAGTAACTATAGCTGCCATGAAAAGATTATATGGAGAACCTAAATAGAGAGAATTATTTTTCCCTCTATTTTTCTATTTCAATAATATCATTTATATCACATTTCAAAACAGTACATATTTTGAGAAGATTTTTTAGGGTTATATCTGCCATTCCTTCTGGAGAGCAATATTTAGTTAAGCTATATCTACTTATACCTGTTCTCCTTGCCAGTTCACTAATGCTCTTGATTTTAGCTTTAGCCATTTCTACTTCTAAATTTACCTTTATTATTTTCATTAGAGTACCTCCTAAATACATTATATATCAAAATTAGCAAAATGAAAAGTATTTTAAGCACTTTGTTGATTTTAGTTGACATTATGTTTAAAATGATATATACTATAATTGTAATAAAGAAAGGGGTAAATATAAATGAATAAATGTACAAAACGTGCTACTCAAAAAGACATTGAAGATATAAGGCAAACTTATATTCAATGTAAAAGTATCGAAAAAACTGTAAAAGAAACAGGATGGTCTAGGAATACGGTACATAAATATGTATCGGATTTAAGCTGCGAGCATCCATCTAGTTCATATAATCACAGACACGTTTTGAAGTTAGATAGAAAAACAGGAAAAGTGATTATGGATTATCAAGACCTTGCTACCGCTGCAAAACTATCGAAAGTGTCTATAAGTAATATAGATCATTGCATCAAAGGAAATACAAAAACAGCAGGAGGTTTCTGCTGGATATATAAAGACCAGTATAAAGAAGGTGAGTTTAAACCTCCGAGTAGTTTTTTCTATTCGGAAAGTAAATTTATAGATAGATTATTATTTTTAGGGGGAAATTAAAATGGAAACAAAAAATTTTGTAACAGAGGATGGTACTAAAATTTTTGTAAAGGAATTGAATATCACAAAGAAAGGAAACCCAGTTATAGATATGTGTTTTATGGGGATAGAAGCTATATATGCACATAAAACAACGGGTAATGTAGTTTTGTTTCAAAGCGAAAACGCCACAATAGTAAAACCTATGAATGGGTTATTGCTGAAATTTAAAGATAATAACACCCTGTATAGGGTAATTAAAAAACTTAGAGATTTTAAAGGTGATTTATTAGAAGCGAAAGCTAATCATTTTATACAATATTGGATGTGTTTAATACCTAGTGGTATAAATATAGATGAAAATAAAGATAAATTTAATAAGATAGAAGTTAAAGAGAAATGCATTTAAATATATGAAAGAAGGAGTATAGAAAACTACACTCCCTCTTAAAATTAAAAATTTTTTTAAAAATGTTTCAATTCCTTATAGGAAATCTAAAACTTAATATTATATTATCATTCTTTATTATATATGTCAAACAAGAATAGCATTAAAAGAGCACTTCAAGGGTGTTCTTTTTTTACGCCTAAAATACAAGCTAAATAAGGCACTTTATAATTAAAAGGTATAATTACATTACTAAATTAAATAAAAGCGGTTATACGTCAAACTGACACTATGAATTTTACACGCAACCTATTTTCTGCAACCTACACAAATTTAATTTACAATATAAGTAAGAAATAATATATTCGGTTGCAAGAGGTGAAAAGGATGGAAGACATAAAAGAGCAAATAAGATCAGCTTATGAACATGGAGAGGGAAGCTTCAAGGAACTAGCGGATAAATACAATGTAAAACTAGGGACTATAAAAAGCTGGGCTAAAAGAGATAAAGATAACGGAAATAAATGGTTTAAGGTTGCAACCAGTACAAAGAAACAGAAAAAAGCGGTTGCGAAACAAAACAAAGAGGTTGCACAGGAAAAAGAAGAAGGAAAAATTGAGAATAAAGTTATAGATAAAGCAGTAGAAAAAGTTCTTGAAAATAAAGAGTTAAATGATAAACAGAAATTATTCTGCATGTATTATATAAAATGCTTTAATGCAACAAAGGCATACCAGAAAGCCTATGGATGTGATTATATGTCAGCGACAGCCAACGGACCAAGACTGATAGGCAATGATAGAATTAGAGCGGAAATACAGCGTTTAAAGGCTGATAAATTCAAAGGAGCTATGTTATCTATACAAGACCTTTTGCAAAAGTATATAGATATAGCATTAAGTGATATGAACGACTTCATGGAGTATGGACATAAGAAGATTCCGGTAATAGATAAGAAAACAGGTGAACAAAAACTCGACCAAGACGGCAATCCAAGGTATTACATTGATAACTATGTAATACTAAATGATTCATCTAAAGTGGATGGGACACTTGTCACAGAAGTAAGCGAGGGAAAAGATGGTATTAAATTAAAGCTTATGGATAAGAAGTTCGCACTAGAATTCTTAGCTAAATATCAAGGGCTACTGGATAAGCCTACACAAGCTAAACTTGATATTGAACGTAGGAAGATGGAACTTGCAGAAAAGAGTGCAGATACCTTGGACGATGACATTGAATATGCTGTAGAAGGTGGTACTGATGAAGATAAAAAAGAAGATTAGGCTGCGGCGGCCTTATGTAAACGAAAAATATAGATTTATGTTTGAACCTGGGTACATCCCTAAGAAATATAATATATTCTATGGGGGCACAGGTTCCAGTAAGTCATTCAGCATATGGTCCAAACTAATTGAAATGTGTGTATGCCATTCTACTTTTGATATTCTCATAGCTAGAAAGTATGCAACCACATTAAAAAACACAGTTGAAATTCCTATATTAAATATAATGACAAAGTATTTTAAAAATATTCATTCAAGCCATGGTCTTGTAGAGGGCAGAGACTTTACTTATAACAGAACTCTAAAACATATTAAATTTGCTAGTGGCTCTATTATAAGAATGACCGGATATGATAATCCAGAAAAGCTGAAGGGTATTGATAATGTAAATGTACTTGTACTAGAAGAAGTAACAGACTTTACACAAGAAGACTTGGAAGATATACAAGATAGATTAAGGGGCACACCGCCAGGCAACCATGCCTGGGGTAAGGAATTAAAAGTATTTATGATGTTTAACCCTATATTTAAAACGCATTGGATTCGTACATACTTCTTTCAAAATGGAATAGATATGAGTGAGGAAATATGGAAAGATAATGTATTGGAACCAGAGAACACGTTTATATTAAAAACCACTTGGAGAGACAACAAATATTATAATGGCCAGTATAAAGATGAAAAACTTAGAAATAAAATGAAACTCCGCAACCCTAGAAAATATGGTGTACAGTGCAACGGAAACTGGGGCGTACTTGGTGAACTTATATATGAAAATTGGGAAGTAATAGACTGCAACAAAGATTTATCTTGGTATGACGATATTTCCTATGGATTGGATTTTGGATGGGAACATCATACAGCATTCCATCAGATAGGCATAAAGGATGATGATTTATATATTCTAAAAGAATTGTATAAGCCTAAGCTCACAGCCATAGATATAGCAAATGAGTTAAAAAAGATATTTCCTTGGGTAAAAGAAGAAATTGAGAAGTTAAAAAAATATATAGATAGTGGTTCAGATATATCAAAAAGTATGCAACTATTTTATTTGGTTAAAAAAAAATACGCAAAAGCATGTAACCTAGAAATATTTCAGAGAGAAAAAGTATATGAGCGGGATATAAACTGGAAGTACATAGAAAGGGAGATACAAAATTCTATAGGCCCAGCTTACAATGACATAAAAATATACGCAGACAATGCAAGACCTGAAGCAATAGAAGAAATGAAAAGACAAGGAATTAATGGAATTAGGGCTTGCACTAAGGGAACTAATAGTGTAATGGAAGGGATAGAATGGATACAAGAGCGTGGTATGTATGTAGATAAAAGCTGTATTGGACTAAAGAATGAGTTAGAATCCTATCAATGGGAGAAAGATAAGAAGACAGGGGAAAGACTGCCAAAACCGGTTAAGGTCAATGATGATGCGTGCGACAGTTTGCGTTATGGCTGTGAAAGGTTTAGAAAACCAAATAATATTAGCATCACAATCCCAGACTAAGTTCGCTAAATAATGTTTTAGCGAAGTTCAAAATATACAGTAAAACATAAACAATAAATCAAAATAATGTAATAATGTTCGTATATTTTCGAGTGAAATGGATTTTACCGTATATGCTAATACAAAATTTCACTCTGCAAAAGTCTAAAAACACGAACAATAAATAAAACTGGATTCAAGTAATATTTTAAAAAATAAAAAAGCTTGTACTAATATTTTATTTTTGCTCGATATCTATTGCATAACTCATCAATATCGAGTACAATAATAATTGTAGATAAGATAATTAATTTTTGGTGGTAATCACAGCAGGGATACTGTGTAGATTTTAATTTTGTTCGTTTTCTAATCTTCCAATTTAGAAAGGGTTTGACCGTAGCCTATAAATACGGTCACCAAAGGCAAATTGCCTTAATAAAAGCAATAACAATGCAAATTTCAAACTTGTATAAAGTCTCCTATAATCTTAATGAGTGTTACTGACCAGGAGCACTATAAATAATAGCTGGTCACCAGCCGAAAGGCATACAGCTTTTAGCGTTGTTCACGTTATAACATACTCCTTTTATTGATTTTTTATTTGAATTTGTTCACAGTGATATTTATTACAGCTTCACACTAAAAAAGAAACTGCATACAACCAGCATTAATATCAAGATTGATTTTCAGTTCCTCCTGAAATGTGATTTTGGAAGTGATACTTACTAAGGTTGCACACTATAAAAGCAATCTTATACCACCCTTTATTTTTATATATAGTCAATTATTATATTTCAACGAGTAAAGTGAGATTTATGCAGTTGCACACTAAAGTAATTGCATACCAGGAGCGGGCAATTACACTTTCCAACAGCTTCTACAACTCGTGTTGAAAGTGGGGAACTTGCAATTATGCGGCAAGGTAGCATATATGGTGTTGGTTGTAACATGTGAAGTGCAAATCTTCACCCACTCTAATACATAAGCAAAGATAAATACAAACTAAAGATAAAAAAACAAGTTACAGGGGGTGATTAAAATAAAAAGAATAATAACAAAATCTAACTCTGCTGAATTGGAACTATTGCTAAAAAAATTTAATTCATTAGTTGATGAATTAAAAGAAACTAGTGAAAAAATCGTCGACTTTAAGCTTGAATTAACTACTGGTGAAATAATAAATGAAGAAGAAATAACTATATAAGTGAGATCAACAGTTTAAATCTCTAATACATATGATAAAAAGTGGAGGTATAAAATGAAAACTATGGAAGATAGTACCGAAGTATTAAGATACATAAGAAAAATAGTATGTGATGATGCAAAAGAATACACAGTAGGGGATACTTTCCAAGACAAAGAAATAAGATTCATCATACCTTTTACATCACAAAGTGGTGTACCTTTTATGTACAACTTAGTTGACAGAAAAGGCCACATAATAGTAAGCATACAATGCAACAACATAAAAATATTTTATCAGAAACACTAAAGACAAAGAATAGTTTGAGGTGAGAAACAATGAATGCAATAGATACTACTGAAATAGCAGAAGAAATATGCGATATACTTGCAGAACACAAAGCACCAATTAGACTTTTAGACGATGTAATAGAAGAAGTAAAAGTCGTAGCACAAATGCGTGCAATAATTCAAAAGGACGAAAGATAAGATGATTTCAAAAGCTGTGCCTGTGGTTGCAGGACACGTAAAATAAAAATGCAACCGCCACCATGAGACTTAACAATTCCTGTAACTAGAGGGAATTAAAATAAATCTAGTCCCAGCGGTCTTTAGGCATAGATGAAAAGATAAACTTATATAAGATATTTAGTGACCTGATAAGCTAAATTGAATATATAAACAAAATAAGGATAAAGGAATCGTATAAGAACTATATAACATAATCAGGATATGTTTGTAGGAGATAAGCGATAATTAAGGCTATCCTTTACCGCCCCAGATAAGCAAAAACAAGGGTTTGTTTTAAGCTTGTAACCAATTTCTTTTTGGGGTTCGATTCCCCACTATATGGATAGATATTCAAATTGGCTGAAGAAGGGTGACTGTAAATCACTTACATAAAAAACACTGTAGGTTCAAGTCCTACTCTATCCACCACTAGACAGATAAATGATTGAGATTTCATATTTTTAACTCCTTTCTATTGATTTTTTATGGTTTGGCTGTAGCCGATAAATATGGCCGCCAACAACTCAGATAGGGTTGTAAATATCCCATCCCCCAATAGATAACCCCTAATAAGGTAGGCAATGTGCTTACCTTATTTTAATATCCGAAACGAAGCTAAAAAAGTTCTTTGAAAAATATGAAAAAGATAACTTGTAATTCTTGTAAAATATTAATATGATTAAAGGAGAGATTAGAATGAAAGTAGAAATATACATGGCAGATTCTAAAGAAAAACTTGATAGCATAAGACCTGTGTTAAATAAATACGGTTTTGAAGAATCAATGACAAGAGATACGTATTTCCATAAGAAAGGCAAAATATTCAATTATATTGATGAAGATAACATTGTATTTGTAGGAACTATAGAATTGGATTATCTTGTAGACATATTTCAATTAAGCAAAGCTTTAGATGTAAACCCTGTTATACTAGATGATGATTCTATATTAATATTCAATAGTTGGATGTAAAAGGAGCTGATATTATGCTAGTAAAGGCTGAATTGCTTAATAGTGAAAGTAAGATTATAGCCATAGATGTTGAAAGCATAGATGCACTTATAATTAGACTACAGAATGATTCTTTAGAATGGTATATGAAAGCTAAAGAAAATAATCCTAGTATCGGTCCAGACGTAAAAAAGGAATATTTAAAATCAAAGTGCATAAAAAGGTGGAGACTTTTAAATTATAATGATGAACTAGAAATAGCCAATAAGCTTAATGAAAGTGTAGAAGAATATAAAGGCACTTCTATAAATAAAGTAAGGCGAGAACGCGGACTAAAAGAATTATAGATAGGAGTTGATTAAATGTGTAAATACTGCGATTTTAAAGACATTATAGATGAAGATACATCAAGAGGAGAGCCAATAATAGATGATTGTGACGTTGAAACTTACTTAGAAAAAGAATATATTAAAGGCATAATAACGTATTACCTTACATCAAATTCCTATTATGCCGGTGAATCCTCAGGAGAAATTGAGTATTGCCCTAAATGTGGAAGAAAATTAGCAGAGAATAACATTACCATAGATGAAGAATTAAAAATTTTAGCATTGAGAATATCGCATAAAGATGGAGAACTAACACCTAACGACATACTTTCAACTATTGAAACTTCATTAAAAATTGGTGCAGATAAAAATATACTACTAAAATGTGACAACGTAGCAGAATTAAAAGCGGTAGGAATATATTATAATGTACTTAATAATAAATAGGAGCTGACTATAATTGAACATATTTAAAAGAATATATAGGTACATTCAAACACAAAGATATTTAAATAAGACAGCTAAAAAGTTTGAAATAAAGAGAAGAAAATCTAAATATTAAGGAGTTGATTGCATGGAAGAACATCATACTTTACAATGGATAAAAGAAAACTGGGGAAAAGATTTAACCTATAATGATGTACTTTATCTGTATGAACTAATAGGGTATGAATCTTATTGGATAAATCCTCCATTTGCTTGCGGGTTTATTGATGAATGGAAAGGATTATGGCCTTTATTTAATAGCATATTCACACTGAAATCAAAGAAAGCTTTCACTAAATACTTAGAACTATTTGATTGTAAAGGCTGGAACATAAACAAAGACAATGCGTTGAATCTATACAATAAAACTCTACAGATAGCGGTATAGATGTAATTAAATATAAACCTGGAACAATAGGAAAAGTTATAAAGAAGGAGTGATATATAAATGAATATACCATTAAAAATTAAATGTCTAGGGCGTAAACCTACAAAAGAAGAAATTATGGAAGAAGAAAATGTACAAGAGTATTTTAGAATAGTGGCTAAAGCTCTTAATGAAAGAACTGATAATGAAATTCTTGGGAGTGATATGTAAATGGAAGACCCAAACAAATTACTTAAAATAGAGAAAACGTGTAATACTTGTGACGAATTCTTTTCAACTCCGTGGATGTTTCCAGGTGGAAAATGTCAAGCTAAGAATTGCAAAAGCGTTGATTTTAGAGAAACGTGTCCAGAATATAAATTAAGAATTAAATATGCACTATCGGTATTAGCTGACAATGCTTTTATAGAGGTAAAAATGTATAATGATATAGCAGACGGGATGCCTTGGAAAGAATTGATTAAAAAATATGATTTGCAAAAGAAAATAGATAATATAAAACGGGAGCGATAATGTATGATAGATATGTATGTAGTAGGACAGGATATTATTAGAAATAAAACTTTTATGGAAATATTAATTAGCACTGGAATTGTAAAAGTAAAAGAGAAGAAAAAAATATTTGATGATGAACAAATATTAATAAGAGATATACATGGAAAAGAACACACCCTTAATTGCAGAGATATTATATTGATGGATGAGGATAGAATATTTCTTATAGATTACAATAGAGACAAAATTGCTTTTATTAATAACTTTAATTCATCACAAGTACATGGATGTAATTTAGCTAGAGAAAGAGAACATGATGAATGTGCACAAATGTTAGAGCAAAGATGTGGAAGTATAGAAATATCAGAAGATAAAGATATTATGAATTGGAGTATAGAAAATGGAAGATATAAAAGTAATTGGCTGCATAAAGAAATAGATGATTAATAATAATGAGTTTCGCTAAACTTAGATTTAGCGACGTTCAAAAACGTACATTAATTAATTTAAAAACGAATATAAATGCCCTCAATAGGTAATAATAAATAAAGATGAAGGGTTATAGAAGGTGCTAGACTTATACTTAAAGGTTTAGTACCTTCTATTTTTATGCCTATATGAAGTGTAGAAGCATCATAGAGCGATTTTAATTGTTAAGTAGTGTAATTATACTATTTAGATTAAAACCGCTCTTTATTTGCTTTAAAATAAATTTAAATATTTTGAATAACATTCATAAATAACGAGTATTTAACTCAATATTATGGTATAATATAAGTAGAAGGGAAGTGATGAAGTGAAAAGGACAATGAAAGTACAAGAAAATTCAATCAACCACAATAGATACATAAATATTCCTAAAGAAATGACAGATAAATTAGAAATCGAAAAAGGAGATACATTGTTATTTTCTATGGAAGAAAATAAAATCATTATGGAAAAATGTTAGGAGGTATAAGATGAACGATTTAGAAAAGATAACTAGGAATGATGGTCTTACAGATGCAGAGGGAGAGGTAATGGATGATTTACTTTCAGCTTGGAATAAGTATTGCAAATTACCACGGCAGCATCCAAACGAAATAGAAGAATTCATGGTTGCCCTACACACTATACAGAATCTATTGACTATAAGAATTGCTAGAAGATGTTACCCGAAAGGATGGCCAATAAAATAAAGAAAGGTTGATGATAAATAACAATGCCAGAATTAAGATTAATTACAACAGAAAAATTTTGCAATATAGAATGTGACTTTTATAGAAGTAACAAGGATGATATTTTAATTACTAGAGAACAAATAGGGAGAGCTTTGGAATATAGTGAACCACAAAAGGCTATTGATAAATTACACTCTAGGCATAAAGAAAGATTGAACAAATTTTCAGTTACCACCAAAGTGACGGGTACTGATGGGAAAGCTTATAATACAATGCTTTATACACCTAAAGGGATTTATGAAATATGCAGATGGAGCCAACAACATAACGCAAATGCTTTTATAGATTGGGTATGGGAAGTACTTGATAAGATAAGAAAGCATGAAGCAATACTTATAAAATCCGAGCTAATGGGGCAATTCAAATCTGAAATTTCTAATATAGTCAAAAGTGAAGTATAAAAGGAAATAGGGAAGGTAGAAAATAAATGTTCTACTTATTATAAGCCTTCATGTGCTACTAAATTTAGCATAGGAAAATATATAAAAGATAGATTGGGAATAAATAGAGCCAATAAAGAATATGACCTTGTGAAGCAAAGAATATTTATTATTTTACAAGTCAAAAAATGGGAAGATATATCAATGGATGTATTAAGTAACTCTATGAAAGTTATAGACGAAAGCATAGACGTAATAAAGAAAGATAGACCATATCAGCAAATGGATTTCTTAAATAATTTTAGACCATTAAAAGGAGGAAAATAAATGGTTACGGACTGCAAGTATTATAAATGCCAACACTGCAATATTAAAGATTGCAAAGATTGCCCTTGTGATTATTGTAGTTATTCAGAATGTGCAGAGAATCCTAGGCAACTAAAAAATAATTATGAACCTGTAGAAACTACTGAAGATAATTGAAAGTAAGGAAGTGGCATAGATGAATAGAAGAGATGTTGAATTATTTTATTTAGATAGAAATGACAACTTGATTTATGATAAGAACGGAATTGTATTAGACAAAAATCAATGCTCCGAGGTAATGAAAGTGCTAAAAAGTGAATCCAATCTTAATCAAAAAGATATTGAAATATTAAGACGTGAATTTTCTTTAGAAGTATTTTTAAAATGTGAATCATATAGACCTAAAAGGAATAGAAACGGAGAAGTCTATTTTGCTCAATTAGATAATGGATTAATTAAAATAGGATGTTCTGATAACTCCAAGGATAGAATGAAAAATTTAAAACAAGAATTTGGAAACATGAGATTATTATTTTACATAAATGTACCAGACAAATATTATTATGAATCACTAATTCACTTTATATTTAAAAAATACAATACTACGAGAGAATTATTTGATTTTTCTACCACTAACGTAGATAAGTTATTTAAAGAATTAATAAATATATCCCAAAATGGGTTTCAAAGTGATGAAGTAGTTAACTATATGATAAAAAATAATTTGGACAAATAGATACTAACAGGAAGTGGAATAAATGCAATATATAAAAATAAATGAAGTAACAAATATGTCTTTCTACCAAATACCTAAAGTTTTATTTACAAATGCATATAAAGATATGTCTTTAGGAGCTAAAGTTGTATATTCGTTTTTAAAAGATAGAGTAAGTTTAAGCATAAAGAATAATTGGGTAGATGAAAGTGGAAACGTATTTATATATTACGCAAGAGATAAAATGGCACAAGATTTAAATATAAGTGAAAGAAGCGTAAGAAAATACATGAAAGAATTGGCTGAATATGAACTCATAAAAGAAGTACGTCAAGGGCTTACAAAACCAAATAAAATATATGTTGGTATACCTATAGACATTGAAAACACTATGAACGGCAAAATATACCGCTCAGTAGAGGCAAATAATGCCGAACTAAACAGGAATAATATGCCTACTAACTATACTGAATTAAATAAAACTAAAAATAACGAGACTGAGAGTTTACAATCTTTATACAAGATCGGCTGGTCTGATGAGGTAGAACCTTATATAAAATCTTATTTAGAAATTAGAAATATGTTTAGAAATAAAAGGCATAAGCGAATTAGAGAGAAATATGTGAAGTTTATAAATGATGCAGTAAACAAATTAATAGGCAGTAGCGTTGATTTAGATATGTTTACAGAAACAGTAGAAGAATACTTTGAAGATTTACCAGAGAATAATGACGGAGATATAGTTTATTTCTTACAGGTATCACAACCTAGATATTTTATGATTACTGGAGATAGTGAAAGAATTATGAAAGAAGATTATATTTAAGGAAAAATATAAAATTTATATAAATTAATAAGCAGGTGATAACATGATTAAATCGTTACTTATTAAGAAAAAAGTAAAGGTTCTAAGCTTTGAAGAAGTGTATGAATTATTCAAAGATACATTCTATTATAGATTTAAAAAATATTCTTTCCTTGAACGTGACGATGCAATACAAGAATCAGGTATTGGATTATATATAGCATATCAAAAGTATGACATTAATTATGGCTATGAATTTTCCACTTTTGCAGCTCGATGCATTGATAGGCATTTCTTTAATTACGGTAGAAAACATAATAGTGAGCAAAAGAACACAAAGAACATAAAATTTGTGCCAATTGAAAGTACATACCATTTTAATGAAAAATTATTAGTAAAAGATGTTATACCTGATACTGTGGATAGCTATAAGCAGGTATTAGACAGAATTGTTATTGAAGATGGAATGAAAATCTTAACTGAAAAGCAAAGAAAATTAATAATTGATTATTATTTTAAAGATATGAGGTTAGTTGATATAGCTGAACATAAAAAATCTGTGGTTCCAACTTTAATTAAAAGAAAAACTGCAAGCTTGAAAAAGTTAAAAGAATATTATAGTTATTAGGTCCCAACTACAAGGCCTAACATTAAAGATATAAAGACAGGAGAAGAAATAGAAGCCAAAGAGACACTAAAAGACAGCAGATATATGCTACTACAGCAGGACGATTATATTTATCTACATCATGCCAATTTCAAACTGTTAAAAGGAGTGAATAAGTATGAAAAATAATAAACAAACATTACTACAAAACAAAGTATATTGTAGCAATTGTATTAGGTGGTATTTTACAGGAGTAGACCAATGTGAGATACCTAGTTGTGGGATACCTATAGGAGATAGATTTAATACAAATAAAGCCTTTGGAAAAGCAGTCGGAAAGAAAGTAGGAAAAGTCGATAAAGTAGGTCAAAAATTTATTAAGAGCCATATAAAATATATACATAGTTATACAGATAAAAAGATTTATGGAAGCCCGTCACAATTAAATATAAATAATGACTGCTATTTCTATAAAACACTTCCTAAATATTTAAGATGGTTAACACCAGTAGTTAGAATGTTTCAATTTTAAAGGAGTGAATAATTATGGATTATAGCTGGTATATTAGTCCAGAAGAATATACCCAAGCTGAAAAGAATGGTATATGTAGAAAAACCTTAGAAGGTAGAATAAGGCAAGGTGGATGGAGCAAAAGGAAAGCTATCAATACTCCCATAAGAGGGTATCAAACATGGTCTGAGAAACTTATAGAAACACTTAAAGAAAACAATATTCCATTTACTACGTTTGCAAGTAGAGTGTATGGCTTGAAATGGGATAGAAAAAAGGCTGCCACTACTCCTGTAAGAAAATTAAATCGTAAAGTGAAAAACACTACTACACAAGAAAGCTTTAAGACGTATTCAAAAATTGCACAAGAGAACGGAATTCATGCCAATACATTTAAAAGTAGAGTACATTTAGGTTGGAGCATGGAAGAAGCTTCTACAATACCAACTAGACGCAGAAAAATAGTATAAGGGGGATTTAAGGTGAACTGTAAAATGAGATATTTAGTACTTTATAATGCGTACATTAGTAATAAATTAATCCAAGGTTCAATTTGTATAAATGTGTCTAAGCCGATAAGAAATGTATCACTCTTTAATGATATACAGAAAACTATAAAAAAGTTTATTGCAAATAAAGATGGTGTATCTCCAGATAAAGTTGTAATCCTTAATGTACAGCTATTAAACAGTGGTAGAAAGATAAGGAGAAGATGAATACATGAAAAATAAATCAAAGTGTGAAATAGAAGAATTAATGGATTTTAACCAGAAAGTTATAAAAGAAAACGGATTTACTAAAGAACAAGTTAAAAAGATAGTAGAAGAAGAGTGTACTAACCGTAGTATAGACGCAAGAGAGGAAAGCGGCGAAAGGCCATGTACTGTAAAAGAATCTATAGAACAGAGTTTAAAAGAAATGCAATTAATGAGACAAGGCAAATTGCCTAAAAGAAATTGGGATGATTTTATGAAGGAACTAGAGGAAGAAGATGATTAAATGCAACATATAGAAAATATAGTAATAGGCAAACCACTTGTATCTCCTAAAGAAATGTTTTCTAATGGGTTTGAAGAAGATTGGAAAAAGGAATTAGATAAAACATATTTCACAAATGAAAGGTATCTTCCTAAAATTTTAAAAGAGATAGGGTTTACGAAGTCAACAAGTGAAGTAAGAAGAAACAGAAAAGACTTATGTATTACATTAGATAAACTTGACTTCTTAGAAATTAAACTAGGTAAAAAGAAATTATGGGTATTAGTAGGTGAGAAAGTCAAAAACACTTATATAGAAGCAGATACAGAGAAAGTAAAACAGGCTATAGATAAATGCACTAAGAAATATGGAGAACTATTAAGAAAGTTAGGAAGTGAATAGATGGCAGTAGAACCTATGGAAGTTACAGATGCATTATACAAAACTTCTAAAAGATTAAATGAAGGAATTAATGTAATAACTTCTAAAGCTAAAGGATATGCACAGAGTGAAAAAGATTATAGAATAGCACTGGCGAAAGAAATTGCAAAACTTAGGGCACAAGGTATGCCAACTACATTAATAAGTGATTTGGCACGTGGAAATGAAAATGTAGCAGATTTGAAATTCAATAGGGATTTAAATCAGGAAACATTAAAGGCGGCTCATGCAATGATGAAATCTTTACAAGTAGAAGTGAGTGCATTACAGAGTATATTGAAGGTACAGGAAAAGATTGAAGGGGGTAATTAAATGAAATGCTGCGATAGATGTAAGAAACCTATTGACCCTAGTAGCATGATTAATATTAAATTTACTATGAACTATAAAAGATTTATAAAAGATATTGTTACTGTAATGCAAAGGATAGATAAAAATGAAGAAGATGCGTTTCACTACAATATGAGAGCCAAGGGTAAATTTGAATTATGTGAAGATTGTACAGTAGAACTAGCAAAGTGGTTACATGATAAGGAGAAAAATAAGAAATGAAAAATTTTGAAAAATTAATAAGTAGCAAAGAAGAACTAGCAAAACAACTAGTGTGGGAAAGATGTGGAAATTGTTTTCTAATATCAAAATGTGAAATAAAACAACGTAAAAAGTGTTTAAATGAAATGATTAAATGGCTAGATGAAGAAGAGAGCTGATTAAATGAAAATAATAGCAATAATCTTATTAGTTACAGGCATATACGATACTGTAGGCACTATTAAAATATTATCAGGAATACACGCTAAACTTAAAGATATGCTTAAATTTAAAGAATTTTACTTTACACTTATGCAGATAACAGGGAACTTGCTAGTAATTATATTTGTAATAGGATGGTGGATTAAATGAGAAGATGTTGCAAAAATTGCAATAACTTAAACTACTGGGATGGATATAACTGCTTACTTGAAGATAATATGCTAGGAAATAAATATATAGAAGATATAGAGAATAATTCATGTGATAATTTTGAAGCAAAAGAAGGTGAATAAATGAATATAGCAGTACTAGTAATATTAACACTTATACTTCTTTATTTTATAATAGACTCCATTATAACTTATAGAAAAGATAAAAGACATAAAAAAGAATTGAGAGAAATGATAATACAAGTAAAAAGAATGGAAGGGAAACTAATAAAATTAAATAACAGGCACAGGAACGGTGATTAAATGAGATACTTACTATACTTTTTAATTTACATATATTTAGTTACAGGATTTATTATAGGGTTTAGGTATGGATATGCAATGGACAAATATGTATATTTACTAGGTAATGTTATATTTGCAATACTTACAGGAACACTACACGCTTTCCTATGGCTACCAGAGTTAATTGCAGATGTAGCAAGTTATATTACTTATAAGACAAGATAAAGGAGAGTTAATATGGATGAAATTTTATATTTAGTACCTTTGCAGGGAGAATTGCCTACACCTAAAAAAATACTAAAAGTTAAAGATGCAATTGACGGTAAAGAAAATAGCTTCAAAGTTAAATCAATAGTAGATTTAGAATGGAACAAAAATAATTGTTTAATTTGTACTTTGAAAGGAGAGTATGTTTAGTCGGTACTATAAGACAAATCTAACTTCGCTAAAGATTCATTTAGCGAAGTTAAGAATTGGGCCGTTGGTATCACTGGGATTGACGTCATGGAAATAAATTACATAGGCTAAAATAAGCTGAAATTAAGCTAATTGAGAATGAAATAGCCTAAAATATGGGACATGAATTCTCTTAGAAAAGTTGGTTTCAAAATATTTTGAATGGAATAAAAGTACATAAGTGTAAAACTAAAAATTAAAATTTTAAATTTAGAGGGTGATAAAATGTTAATTCAAAAAGCAATAGACGCTACACTAGAAATATGGAAAGATGCTTTAAACGGAAAAGAAGCGGATTCAGACAGCAGGGAGACTTTAGAATATATGATTGATGCTGTAACTAACTCAAATAGGCTTCATAAAGAGCTGGAGAAGTTTAAAGAACGTAATGTAAGTCTAATACAAATAAATAGTTCAATGTTCACTATGATAAAGCAATGGATGAATGTATTGGAAAACACACCTATAGATAATAAAAATATAGGCAGAGTTATGATTAGTAAAGAAGATTTAGCAGTGGTAAAAAAGTCACTTGTAAACGCAGGATATAAATTTTAAGGGGGATAATTATATGAATTTATTAGATATAGGATTTAAACAATATGTAAATGAAAGCAAGGTGCTTTCTATACTTCCACCAGACAGTACACCAGTAAAAAGAAGTGTACAGGGTGCAAAGGAAAGAGGAACTTTAATATATGCAAACAAGGGTAGGAAAACATTAAGTGTAATATTCCTAGAGGGTGGATATATAATGACCTGCGGGTTTAGACCACAAGCACTTATGGAAAGAGCGGAAAATATTAAATAGATTTATAATTAATTGGAGGGACATAAATGGCAAAGTATAGAAAGAAACCAGTAGAAATAGAAGCTATACAATTTAAGGGTGGAAACATGGCAGAAATAAATGATTTATTAAGATGCACAAATGAAATGACGTTTAGCAAAGGAACAGTAAAAATAAAAACGTTAGAAGGTACAATGACAGCTACTAAAGGAGATTACATAATTAAAGGTGTAAATGGAGAATTTTATCCATGTAAACCAGATATATTCAAAAAGACTTATGAAAAAATAGGTGATTAAATGAGCAACTCTACTATATATACATATGGACAACCGCAAGGTACCCAAACTAATTATTGTGACTATGATGTAGGACCAACACACAGAAATTGTATACATTACTTAGGAGATGAAAGCGGACCGGAGCTAGTAATGGGACCAAAAGTAAAACGGTTTAAAGGAAATGAAAAAGTATTCTCTAATAAAGAAGCTAAGAAAATAATTAAGGAATCCATTAATAAATATAAGGAGGGGCAGAAATAATGCAAGAATGTAAATATTATCCAAAAGTTAATATATGCCCCTTATGGTTCCCTAGGGGTGAGTATGGGAAAGAAATATTTTTGACTGAAGAAGATGTTCAAAAACAACTAAAACTAGATGAAGAAATGATAAAATTGCGTAATGAGCAGTGCAAACAATGTAAAAAACATTTTGAGGAGGAAAAAGCATGAATAATGAGCAAATAGAAAAGTGCTTGGAAGAATTACTAAATTTAATGACTGAGCAAGAAAATTTTGTAAAAAAATTAGCAATTGAAGTTGGCAATATTAAAAATGAACTCTTAGAACATGAATTAAATAGTAAGTCAACAACTAAAGAAAACAAAGACAAGAAAGAAACTGCTCTATTAATGCTAAATAAGATGAAAGAAATTCAAGAGGAACTTTTAAAAGCTAAAAACGATTAATAAGGAGGTAAATAAGTAATGCCAAAATGTATAAATAAGACAACCAAGCAAATTGCAGAATATGAGAAGATAGAGTGTAGTTTAAATGATAGAGAGATTGGAAATTACCGAGTAGAAGCAGATTGGGGAGTTTCTCATGCAGATGCAACATTAACGCCAACTGAATTTTACAAATTTTTTAAACCATTAGAAGATGCAAACTTTTTAGATTTTCCAGAAGATGAAGAGCCACCTAAAAAGTTAACTGAAGGTAAGCAGCTATATAAATACATAAAAAGATTAATTCATTATTGTGTAAGTTTTTATAATGATGTTATACCTTATAGAGAGGGAACATTAGAATTTGAAACTATGGGTTTAGGAGAAGGACAGGAGATTTGGCCAGATTGTAAATTCGTAAGTATACAGCTTGATTTAAACTTAAAAGATATGGTTTGCCAAAAATACGGTAAGCCAAAGGAAAGACTTAGAGAATTAGAGATTGATAAAATAGAGATTATTGAAAAGAGGTAGAAAATAATGGTAAGGTGTAAATATTGTAAAAAAAGTGAAGTGGGAAAAGATGGCAGAGTATGTTACATAAAAGCTATGCATTATCAAGACCCAAAAGTAAAAGATACAGATAGTTGTAAATATGGAGTAGCTAAAGAAGGTTTTACGCATCCTACAGAGCAAGCACAGACAGCCACGACGGATAAAAAAGAAAGTAGCCAACCAGTTACACCAAAAGTAGAAGAAAAAGCCACTACAGAGCCTAAAACAGAGGTTAAACAAGAAGCTAGTACAAATAATGCAACAAGTAGCCAACCTAAAGTAGAAGATGCTTCAAAGGATACAAGTAAAAGTAATGTATCTGCTACAGTAAAATAAGGAGATAAATAAATGAAATATGAAGATATGAGTTATACAGACTTTATGCAAAATATATTAGGCATAAAGTTATCAGAACAACAAAGAGCTATGTTAGAAATATTTGAAGAAAATAAGAAAAGAGCGCATCTTATATACGAACCGCAGTCAACACAACTACCCAAAGTTACTTGTTTATATTGCAAAGATACAGTTAATGCAGATGAAGTTATGAACATATTAATGCAAAAAACTAAGTTATTAGGTATATCATCAAATATATTTTAGAACATAGATTAATTTCTATGTTCTTTTTATTTTATATAAATTGTATTTAATATCCAGTAAAATCAAATAAAAGCTATATAAAATTCATGTAAAGTATTGACAAGTAAACAAATGTTTGGTATAATTAAGTATAAGATAAAGTAGAGGGAGTTAAGGAAAATGGATAAAGATATTGGCACAGTAGATACAAGCGAAGAATTTTTAAGCAAAGAAGAAATGGCAAAATTTTTAAAATGTGAAGAAAGAACAATTGACAGATTAAGAAAAGAAGGACTTCCTGCATTTAAATTGAGTGCAGCTAAAAAAGGTAAAATACTGTTTTTAAAAAGTGAGGTGATTCAATGGATGAAAGAAAATAAAAGAGCATGATAAATGGAGGTGAAAATATTAATATATGGGAAGAAAATCTGCTTTGGTAAGTAATGGATTTAAAGAAGGAACTAAAGAATATAATTTTTGGATTGATAAAATGATTAAGCTTGAAGGGATTTTAAATAAGCTACAATATGAAAAACTTACTTATTATAAAATTCACAATATTTGTATAAAATTAAATGAATTTGAAAAGTCCGATTTTCAATTTACTATAGGAGATATTGATTATAGAGATTTAAAAAAGTTTTTAAGTGTTTCACTTAATATCCTAGATTTAAAATTTATGACTTTAATAATTCGTGATCATATAGGACTTATGGAAATAAACCCTATAGAATATGGCTATAAAAAGGATATTTTGCCTTTAATAATTAATTTAAAAAGTATAAGAGATAAATACTATAAAAATTAAAAACCCTTGACTTTATCTTACAAGCACAAGGGCGCAATGATTTAGTACCTTTACATACTAAATATACCACGTTCCTTGTGAAATTTCAATACAAGGAGAGATAAAACATATGGCAAATGAAATGACACCTGTAATTTATAATGGAGAAAGGATATTAACTACCGAGCAACTTGCAAAAGTCTATGAGTGTAACGAAAGAAACATATCTGATAACTTTAACAATCATTTAGATAGATTTGAGAAAGGAAAGCATTATTATTTACTACAAGGTGATGCATTGAGAAGTTTTAAACGCGAATACGATAATATCGGAGTCGCCAAAAATGTAAACAAATTGTATCTATGGACAGAGCGTGGGGCAGATAGACATTGTAAGATTTTAGATACTGACATGGCATGGGAACAATTTGATAACTTAGAGGAAACTTATTTTAAAGTTAAAGAAAATAAAAAAGAACTACAACTGTATAAAATAGTGCAAAATAAATTAGCAAATGTAGAAAGTAGAGTAAAAAGTTTAGAAGAAACTAAAACAATAGATTATACCAAGCAACTTGCATTACAGAACTTAGGAAAATCTAAAGTAGTTAGTGCTTTAGGCGGGATTAATAGCCCTGCATATCGCGATAAACACATCAGAAATAAAACTTTTTCTGAAATGTGGGGCGGTTATAAAAATAGGATTTTAGTCAATTCATATAAAAATACTGCTGTAAAAGATTTTGAAGTGGGTAGAGATTTTCTAACTAAATGGAAACCTCCACAGGAGCTAAAAGAACAAATTGAAATTGTAAACAGTCAGATGGGATTCTTTAACTAAAACAATATAGTTGGGAGTTGCTTTATGAGCTCCCAACACAATTATAGGAGGAAATTATGGATAAATTTAAAATAATGAAAGGTAATAGCAATAAAGAAGATGAAAAAGAAATTAAGAGAACGAAATTATATAATATATATGTTAATGCTTTTGATAGAGAAATGAATAAAAACAAAGATGATTTTCCAGAAAAACCTGATAACATAAACAAACTTATCACTTATGGAATTAAAGTTATAAATCTTGAACCAGAACAAGAAATGACTTTAGATAAACTAGAAGCAAAATTTGGCCTTATGGGAATGATAAATTATTTTATAGGACAATTAACACCGCGGGAACTTATGAATTTGTATCCTATAGAAAAAACTTATGATGGTGAAAAATATCAAGCTAAAGATTATTACTATACCAAAAAATATATGAACTCTTTACCACAGAATAATTCTATAGGAGAAGGTAAAGTTTTAAGGGTATTATGGCAATATGTAAACAATGTATTAATGGATTATTTTTTCAATTTAAGTGATACATTGGATGAATTGGAGATAGCAAAAGGCAGAAAGAGTGCTACAGAACAGTTTTTTGATGATGTAGGCATAGGCACATGCACTGTACATGAAGATAGTAACAGTAATAAATATATAGTAGATAGTACAGGCAAAACGCGTAGAATAAATACACATAAAAGCAATTTTAAAGTAGTAAAAGGAGGAAAATAAAAGATATGATTTTAGATATATTCAAGAAGAGAAAATGTGAACATGACTATAAGTTATACAATATTGGTACTGTACCTCTTGGATATGGTAATCTTCAATATGAATATAGATTTATATGCCCTAAGTGTAAAAAAGAATTTAGCATAGAATACGTGGAAATACTTGATATTATAGATGATTGTAAAGAAGAATTTTCTAAATTAGTCGCTATCGGAGAAATTGACACATCTAAGTATAAAGAAATAAGTTTTGGAATACAATCATGGCAGGGATTAACTAGGGGACACTATAAAGGAAAATATATAAATTGGGTACTAGACAAATTAAAAGGAAAAGGGATTAAAGTTTTTTATTGCAATTTTCAAGATGAATATGTTATTAAAGGTGCAGACAGGTGCAATGAAAAACATGATAAAAGTTCTTGCCTATGTTGTAGCAATTGTGAAGCTTTAAAAGGAGAGAAATAAAGTTATGGAAAGATTAACTAAAAAATTTGGTGATAAAGTTCTATTACCTAATATACCAATGGAAATAAACTCAAAAAAGGATTTAGATAAATTTCACGAAGTTAGAAGAGATGTAGAAAGTAAAATAATAAGACTTGCAGAATATGAAGATATAGGACTAACGCCAAAGGAAATTATTCTTCTAAAAGGGTGCTATCATGCAATATGCAAAGAGCATAAAATAAATGGCCATAGTGAAAATATAGAAGGGGGAAAATGAAACTATGATAGAAGTAATTAAGAACGATTCTTATACTAAATGTGGATTATGTGGTAGTGATAAAGATGTTAAAGCAATTAATTTTGGTGGGAAAATAAAGCCAATTGCATTATGCCAAAAATGCAGAGAAAAAACTATGTTAGTACTTTCAGATGAACAAAATGAGGAATTTCAAAATAGCGATTTAGCTTATGAACTTGAATTAATGGGCGAATAATTATTGCAAAGGAGTATGATTACATGATTTCAAATGAAGAATTTAAAAAGTTATCTGAAATAGATAAAAAGATGCTTAATAATAAAGAAGTAACTAAAGAAGAACTTAGAGAAAGAATAAATATTATAAAAAAATTTAAATTTGAGGCAGATAGAGCATATTTGAAGCATGAAAAAATAATATAAATTAGAATAATTTATTAAATGAAACTTTTGCGTTATTAAAGGAGGTTTAAAATAACTATGAATATAGAAAACATTAAGAAATTTGACTCAAAAATAAAGTGCAATTGTGCAATTTGCCAGCGATATGAGCCATACAGTGAAAAATGGGTAAAAATTTCATTATGGTTAGCAAATAGAAAAAATAAAAAACGTTAAACCCACAATATATCTATAATTAAATACCATATAAGCAAATATATGTAAAAGCTCTTATACTTAATATAGGGGCTTTATTTATGCCTTAATTTAAAGAAGGTGGTACATATAGAACTAAATAGAATTTATAACATCAATTGCATAAAAGGAATGAAGAATCTAATTAGAGAAGGATATTCAAAGTATTTTGAATTTATAGAAATAGACCCACCCTATAATATAAGCAAAGATGAATGGGACAAATTTAAATCACGTGGAGAATATTTAAATTTTATTAAAGAAGTAATAAATTTATCAAATCAATTAATGAGTGATAATGGGACGTTGTTCTTATGGCATAATGATATTTTAGTATTATCAGATTTTATACAATTAATAAAAAATAATACTGATTTAAAATTAAAACAACAATGTATATGGAACAAATATTATAAATATAATAATGATGGTACAATTAATAACCAATATGGTTTTCTTAATGGATTTATACAAAGTAATATGAATAGAAATTATCAAAAGATGTGCGAATATGTTTTATATTATACTAAACAAAATGAGGAATTAACTATGTATAATTCTAAAGATCCTTTTAAAATAATAAAAGAATATTTTTATAAAGCACAAAAGAAAGCTGGATTATCTACTACTAAAATAAATCAATTATTAGGGCATAGACAAGCAGAGCATACCTTTTATACTAAAAGTCAATGGATGTTTCCAACTGAAGATACATATAAAGAATTAAAGACCATATTAGATTTACCAATAGACTATAATAAATTATTAAAACGATATGAAAATATGAGATATACATATAACTCAAATAAAAATAATTATAGAAGTTGTATATGGAATTATCCAATGAGTAAAAAAACTAAACATAAAACTGAGAAGCCATTACAATTATATTATGATATGTTTGAAGTGCATACAAGAAAAGATAGTAAATGTTTATTCCCTTTTACTGGATCGGCTAACAATATTATAAGTTTATTAAACCTAAACAATAATGATAAAGGGAATAGACAATACATAGGGTTTGAAACAGATAAAAAATGGTATGAATTAGGAAATAAAAGAATTAGTAAGTATACAAATGAAGTCCAATGTACTTTAAAGGAAGTGATGTAATGAAAATACCAAATATATTTGAAAGAAAACAAGCACAAAGAGAATCAAGCGGTGGTTTATATCCACACATAGTTAACATACATGGAAAGAATACGCCACAGTATAGTGATGCTAAGTATAGAATTATAGCAAAAGAAGGATATGCTGAAAACTGGATTATATTTAGATGTTTGCAAGAGATAACACAGGCAGCAATACAATTAAAATGGAACGTGTGTAAAAAGGATAAAGATGGTAAAAAAGTGCCTATACCTAATCATCCAGTACAGGTGTTACTAGACAAGCCAAACCCTTTATACAGCCGAGCTGAATTCATTAGGAGAGCCATAGCATTTTATTATCTCGGTGGAGATGCTCCAATAGTTAGAATGGCAGTTAGGGGCGGTAAACTAGTAAAAGAATTATATACATACAGACCAGACAAAATGAGTATAGGGTTAACTGGTAAAGTAGATATGCCTTATACGGACATAAGATACGAGGGACAGAACCCTAAGAATTTTAAACCAGAGGACTTTACTTTATGGAAAAGTTTTAATCCTTTAGACGAGTATGATGGTTTAGGCAGAGGAATGTCACCTTTAAAACCTATTCTAAAAAACGGAGACTTATTAGCCGCCATGCTTGATTGGAATGTTTCTTTAATGCAAAACGGTGGTCAAGTAAGTGGCGTAATAAGTGTTGGAGAATTCCCTAACAATGGTGCAAGAGAAAGGGCACAAGCGGACTTAAATTCAAAGTATTCTGGAACTCCAAATGTAGGCAAATGGATGCTTGTTGAAGGAGATAGAACAAGTGTATTACAGACAGGCACTAATCCCAAAGACATGGACTGGATAAAAGGTAAGGAAAGCACTATGCGAGATATATGTATAGGCATGGGAATAGACCCTATAATAATAGGTTTTAACGAGCAATCAAGTTATAATAATAAAAGTGAAGCAGAGAAGGGACTGTACACCAAAAGCATTATTCCTCTAATGCAAGGTTTAGCAGGACAATTAACTCCATTTTTGGGACTTGAAGACGGAGAATTTATTGATATAGATTATTCTGAAATCCCGGTTTTGCAGGAAGATATAGGGAAAATAAATGAAAAATTAAATAATAATTACATGGAGATAAACGAGAAAAGGAAAGCTAGAGGATTAGAAAATGTTGAGGGTGGAGATATAGTTGCACCAGAAGGTTCTTTTGCTATTATAAAAGGTAAAGTATATTTACCTGCAAATTTAATTCCCGTAGATGATGAAATCAGCAGTCAAGAAACACTTGATAACTCACAAAAGCAAAATAAGTCTTTTCAATATTAGAAAGAAAGGCAGATGATAAGCGAGAAAAGATAAAAAAGAATTTCAGTAAGCTGTATGATAGGCTCGTACTTAATCTAGAAAAGAGTTTTAAAAAGCAGATAGCAACTATACTACTATCACAAGCAAAAGCTCTTAAAAAGGCTCTGTTAAGCTTACGGCAGAAAAAAGATGAGGATGTAGAAAGCAATGAGGAAGAAATAGAAAATCAATCAAACGATATTACAGAAAAGATATTTATTTTAATTGTGGCACTCTTAGGAACTGAATATTATAATAAATTAATTATGCCAATATATTTACAAGCAGGAAAGACAGGAATAGACTTCTTTAATTCACTTCATTACTCAAATGAGGGCGATTATATAAAATATGAAGATGTAGAAGTAGATTACACGGAATGGCTAAAAGATTATTCCAAACAAGAAATAGAGTATATAAACAATACTACCAGGAATCAAGTACAAAGAATAATAAAAAATGGATTATCCAATGGAGACAACTACGATAAAATTGCAGATGATTTATTTAAACATATAGAAAATATATCGAGTAGTAGAAGTAGAACAATTGCAATGACAGAAATACATAATGCAGTAGGCAAAATAAATTTCCTTAGTGCTATATATAAAGATATGAAAACTAAAACATGGATGACATGTGATGATGCTTTAGTACGTCCAGCTCATACTGAATTAGATGGGGTTACAATACCTATAGGAGAAGAATTTTTGCCAGGGCTTTCATATCCTGGTGACAGTAACGCCAGTCCTGACCTTGTAATAAATTGTAGGTGTTGGCTTATTTATAATTAAGGTATATTGAGCAATATTCATAAGTGAACATAATTAATATTATGCTAATTTAAAACAATGTAACCCTCTAAAAACGTTGTGCGGGGCAGGTTTACAAAAATCATATTCACATAATATTTAATATGTAAATCAAGACTAGGTTATTTTCTAGTCTTTTTTATTGCATAAATTTAAATCAAAATGCTCGATATTAACTTGATTTACTCATTTCTACAGAGTATAATATATCATAGGTGATGAAATTATGCAAGATAAAATTTTAGGATTTTTAGCAGTTATCACCATTACAATAACATTGTTTTGCTGGAAAAATAACGGAAATGGTGGTGGTAGGAAGTGAGAAGAATAGAGGGTATACCTTATTTTAGCCTAGATGAACAAATGGAACTCGCCCTTGAATTAGCAAAACAAAAAAGAGAAAAAACAATTAAGGCAGTGCATGATTTAGGAAACTGCTTTCTAGTTGAATTATTTACACAAGATAAAAGCACTAGATGGTAATAGGTGACAAGATGAGTAAAAAAAACAACAGCCGAAATTTAGACAAAGCATCTTATAAACTAAAGAAAAATAATGATAACTATATACAATTAACGTTTTTTAATCAAGTCAATAGTTTTACAACTCCTTCTAATAATAAATTACCAGAACAAGATTCAAAAGAAGCAAGCAAAGTATGTGACGATTGTAAAGAACAAAGTAAAGATATAGATTTCAACGATTTTTATATGGAAGAGATTGAATATACACAGAAAGAAAAAAGGCAAGTAATAAATGAATTGTCAAGAGGATTTTCTCTTGGAGAAATACATAAAGGAATCAGCAAACGAGAATTAAAAGACTGGTTTGCAAACATAACAATACATTGCTTTGGCGAGATTTGCCCCAACATCACAGGAAATGATTTAGTAGAAATAGCAAATGAACTTGGATTGGAGGTAAAAAAATGAAATATTTAGCAATATACGGATTGATTTATACGGTTATAGGTATAGCTCTTACTATAATGAATAGTGAAAATAAAGGTCTTGTGAGGTTTATATGTATAGCACTTTCTTTGCCTATACTTATATTCTTCTTAGGCTATTTAAATATTGTTTAGGATGTTAAACAAATGATAATTTTAGCATTTTACACAGGAATAATTTCTATGGTCATGTCTATAAATGCAATGTTCAACGAAACATATTCAGAGCAACAACGAATAGTAAATTTAGTAGTTTTCCTGCCTATATTAGTATTTTCCATACTATGCATAATCACATACTAACAGCAAGAGAATTTAATTAATACGAATAATATATTATATAATTCAAATAATGTTCGTAAATTTTAACTAAAAGTGGTATTTTCTATATATGGCAATACAAATAAGTTTTAACTAAAATGGTAAAAATACGAACAATAAAAAGAAGGAGACACTTATATTGATAAAACACTTTAAGCCAATGATAAAGACTTTTATAATTGGCATCTTATATGGATTTGGTGGCATTAACTGCTTCTATAATTTAAATATTGTAGGTGTAATATTAATGTTTTTAGCAACTAGCATAACTTATTGCTTAGCTGTAGATGCAGAAAAGAGGTGATGTGGTTTTATGAAACTTAAAGCTTTTGAAAAGCGTTGCATAATTATACTTAATATAGCGTGCTATGTTTCAACTGGAATGGGAATTTACGATATGGCAACCAATAATATAAACCTTTCAATAGCGTGTTATTGCATTGCTACGTTGATACAGGGATTTATTTTAGAAGTAAAAATGAGAGAAAAGGAAAATAAGTAAATGAAAAGAGAACCTAAGAATTATAAAATAAAGAAGATACACCCTAGATTTTTCTGGCATAAATGCTTTATGTGCAAGAATGAACTTAAAAAAGAAGATATGTGGCAAATAGAAAGCAATACTAGGGGGATATTTCATGTATGTATGGAATGTGCTAAAACTAAAGAACAGATTGAGACATACGCAAAAGCCGGTGATGGCATTCCGATAGACCCAAACAGATGCAGATATAGAAACAATAGCAATTTAGAAATAATGTTACCGAAGCCGCCACCAACTAGAATAGTAAAAGATGGCGGCAATCCTAAAAAATAAATATGAAAGGGATAAATTAAATGACTGATAAAGATTTAGAAAAAGCCAACAGCCTTAAAAAAGAAATAAGAGAATTAGAAAGTTTTATACGTACTGCTGGAATGGTATGGACAGGGAAAATAATAAAAAGAGATACAAAATATATTTTTAAATCTAATGGCTATGGTGGTATAGATTCAGCAGAATATAACCTAAATACAGAAATGAAAGACAAAGTTTTAGACGTTTTAAGAGAACATTTAACAAATTTAAAAAAACAATTAGAGCAAATTTAAATAAGGGGGACTAAAAATGCTAGATAAATTAAGTATACCCAAAATATTAAAAAAACATGATGAAACTGATGCTGAATTTATAGAAAGAATTAAAAGGATGCATAGCCCTAGTGGACAAATAAGCGAAATATATGAAAGATATAATCCGGGTGAAGCTTTTGAAAAAGGAGTACAAAGTGCATCAAAAATAAAAGGGGGAGAAATAAAAATGCGAATCGGAGGTACAGAACTTATCACAAAAGAAAATATCAATACACAATGGAAAGAATCTTGTATTGATTATGTAAACAGCAAAATCAAAAATGCAGTATCGAATCAATGGTCAGAAGTATATTTAGAGAAAGACCATATGTTTCCAGAACTTATTAAAGAATTGAAATCAAATTTTAATATTATAAATGAGAATAAAGATATGATAATAATTTCGTGGAGATAGGAGTTTATATGCCATATTTATGTTTAAAATGTTACAAAGTTATAGAAGAAAGCACAGTTAAAAAATCAGAAACAATTAAATATACAGACAAAATGGGTTATTACCATCCGTGCCCTCATATTGGATGCGGAGGGGAAGTTGTTTGGATAGATGAACTATTAGTACCAACGATTGTAAAACTTAACCAGAAAGGATATAAAACAAAATATTCATGTTCTGGTCATTCATACCAAAACAATCCAAACTGTTACATAATGTTTGCAAATAAACCGCCTACAGTACCTAAAGGATTTAAAGACGAGGGCAAGTTGTTTAGAAAGATATTTAGAGAACATGGAACAAGCCTATTTAAAGCTATTAATCAGACGGCAGTTGAATTATTAGAATGGGGAACGAGTTGCCTAGAAAGGAAGATAAATAAATGGAAAATAATAAAATGATATATAAGAAAGAATGGCAAGAGTTTAGGAAAACAGGGTTACTATGGTTTACAAATACTATTTTACATTTGTTTGGATGGACTCTAGTTGTAGAAATTGAAGAAGATGGAACAATAACTGATGCTTATCCAGCGAGAACAAAATTCAGAGGATTTAGTGAGGAAGATAATACAGAAGGTTATCAAAAAGTTTCTAAATATCTAAAAGAAAATATAAATGAATTAGAAAAAGAAAGCAGGGATTAAATGAAATATTCTAGTGGAATAGATATAAACAAGTTAGAAATAAAAAGTATAAGAACTATAGATGGGAAACGTCTTGGATGCGGTGAATATTTTGGCAGGACTAATATAATACGAAAGATATTGCCTAATTGTGACGTAACTGGAAAAGTATACAGATATATATTACTTTCAGATGATGATGAACTGATAGGTAGCGTAGAAAGTACAGCGGTTACTTTTGTAGAATATATGGAGGACAAATAATGAAATATAGAAATAAAGATACTGGTGTTATAGTAGAAGCTATGCAAATTACCGCCAAAGTTAATACAACAATGGATATAATGAAGTTTGGGTCGGGATTGATACATAGTGTTGAGACTAGAGGATTTAACCTTAACGAATCTTATCTCTTTGTAATTGAAGCAGAAAGAGAAAATATATATTGTTTAGAAGGAGATTACCTCGTAAAAGGATACAGATGTGTATATAAAGTACCTAGAAAAGAATTTGATAAATATTTTGAATTAATTGAGGAGGAAAATGATACTATGAAAAATAAAATAAAGTACTACGTCAATAAGGCTAACGGAAATGTAGTTTCAGCATTAAAAAATATAGACGTTTCAACCTATGAAGATTTGAGAGATAGTGACGATGCACTTAAATTAGGAGAAGGTTTAATAAGAAATATTAGTATATTACATACTGTTACTGAAATAGCACTTAAAGGCAGTGACGAAAATGATGTAAAAATACCAGTACATCCAAATGATTACATAATAAGAGAAAAGAACGACATATATGTACTACCAGAAGAGATATTTGAAAGTTGTTTTAAACTCATAGATGGTAAACAGCATAGCAATATAACAGAAAGCGGTACTGTAGAGCTTGACGAAAGAACTATAGCTAAAGATATATTTGACCCCATAGAAAATGCAAAGTTAGGGGCAGGATTAACGGCCAAACTAAATATTGATTTTGAAAAAGGTATAAAACTACTAGATGAAATTGGGTCAAAATTACAAGAGATGCAGAATTCGTTCAATAAATTAAACAATGCAAAAATTGAGGCAAATAGTAGCGGTAAGGCAGATATTAATGTAAGCGTCACTTGTAGTTCTAAAGATGATGCTGAAAAAGCAAGAGAATGTATAGCTAAAAATATAAAAAATATGTTTGACCCTGTAGAAAACGTAACCGCAACATTAAAGCAAAATGAACGTACTATAAAAGATTGTATGATAGATATGATTATGGAAGAAAAAGCCGAGGAATTAAGGAAGAAATTCTTTAAATATCTAACTCTTAAATTAAATGAATTGCATGAAGAAATACAAAAAGGTGGCAATAATAGTGCTCCTAGACGTGCAGAAGATTATAAAAAGCTAGTAGAATGTAGAAGAAGCATTTGCAATATGAGTATAAAAGATTTTCTAAACTGTTCAGAAAAAGATTTTTGCCAGCTCTTTGGGTTTGGACCCAATAAGACTTTTAATTATTTAATGGAAGATATACATTATGAAACGGAATTTAATAAGGAGAAAGATAATGAGCAAAATATATAAATTTAGTAGTGAAGATGCACTTATGGCTCTTAGTGCTGAAGAAGCTACACAGCTTTCAAACTTGTGGCACAAAATCAAAGAGTATCAAAGCCAACAAATAATAAATAAAAAAGAAAGTAGGGATTAATTTGAAAAAATCAAATGGAGAAGTAAAAACAGAATTTATCATAAGAAAGAAATTATGGTCAGATAAACATGAAAGATTCTACTTGATAATGAAACGAGGTACTACAGAAACAGCGCTGGATTGGGTTACAGGTTATGCAGGAGAATACACGTTCTATACAGCTAAAAATACACTGCTAAGAAATCTTAGAAATAAGATTCAGTTTGAAGATGCTACAGTTACTGAAGCTAAAGGAGTTAGGTAAGAGTTCTTTAAGATGTATTGGCTTAGATGTAAAACACGTATTTTAAAATAACTACATAAACATATTAAAATTTATAGTCCTGTAATTATATAGGACTATTTTTTATATTTAAATCCAATAGAATTAACAAATAAGCCAAACTGTGCGAGATTTTCTATTTTAATGTAAAATAAAGGAAATATATAAAATTTATATATAGTGTTTTTTAATTTGGAGGTGGTTATATGTCTGATATTGATAGTTATACACCAAGCTCTGGAAGAATGTTAAGAGAAAATGGGGAAGTGGTTAATTTGGCAGATTTATGGTCCGATATTGTAGCAGGAGCCGGAGTAGTAAAGCCCACCAATTATTTATATACAAGTAAAGGTGGAAACGATACTACAGGAGATGGTAGTGCGAATTTTCCTTTTTTAACAATACAAAAAGCAATAGATACAGCAACTTCTGGAACTACTATATTTCCTTTCCCTGGTACTTATACGGAGAATTTAACTTTAAAAGCAGGAGTAAACATTACAAGTCCTGTTAAGTTCGGAGTTTATATTATAGGAAATCATATAGCTAACTTTACAGGAACAATTATATTTGACAATGTAGTATTAAATTCAAGTACAGGGAACACGCTTTCATTTAGTGGAACAGGGGCGCAAAACCTCCAATTCTTAGGTTCAAGTGTAAATTCAACTAGCGGTGATGCTATAAATTGGACTAACACAAATACTAGTTCAAAAATTTACTTTGAAGATGGTACTTGTAATGTTTCTACGTCTGGAAGTTCGGCAAGATGTGTATATACTGCATCAACGGCAAAAGGGTCGCTTATAGCCAATAGAGTTTCTTTTAAACTAGACAATCCGAATAATGTATGTATAGCCCTTGGTGGTTCGGTATCATTTACACACACAAGTGACCAAATAATAGGCCAAGTAACTGTAGCAGGTTCAGCAAGCGCGACAATTGGAATGGTATCTATGGTTACAGCTTCTATCCCGGTATTGGTTACAAATTCAACAGGAACAGTAACGGTTATAAATGATACTATAACAACCACAGCTTCACCAGCATTTACAGGAGCGGGAGTATTAGTGGATGTAGCATTGTTATATACTTCAACGGGAGTAGGTGGAGCATCTACATTAAATGGTGGCTTAGGCTCAATTACTTTGCCTATGAGTAGCTTAAAATTAAGAGCATCAGCTTTAGTACCTAACGAGCAGATTGCTTCAGGGCAAAGCAACGGCTTAATAGAATTTGATGGTACACATTTTTACGGGACTATAGGCACAACTAGAAGCATTTTATTGTAACCAAAAATATAGCTATTTAAGCGTAAATTATCAAATTATGGTAATGTTAAGGCAGTACGAGAGAAGGTGAGAAATTGGCATTAGAATATAAAAGTATACCTTTAGAAATAAAAGAAATAAACGACCAAGGTGTATTTGTTGGTTTAGCAAGTCCTTATAACAATATAGATGATGGAAATGACCGTGTTTTACCTTCAATTGGGCCAATAAACAATGGTAAACAAGTGCCTATACTCTATCAACATGACATAACTAAAGTTTTAGGCAACCAAACATTGTTGGATACCCAAGCAGGAGTTCAAACAACAGGCCAATTAATATTAGACAAAAATTCAGATGGCCAATATATGGTACCTTTAGCAGCCACGGCATATGCATTGTTAAAAAAGGGACTATTAAAACTTTCTATAGGGTATAAAACACTTGATTTTGAATATGTTACTGAAAATGGACAGACAATAAGAAACTTAAAGTCGATTGAAATTATGGAGGTAAGCCTTGTTACCTTTCCTATGAATGAAGCTGCTACTGTATCAAGTGTTAAATCTCAAAATAATTCTGGAGGTGATAATTTGACAATTGAGAATAAAGGTGCTAGTGGTTCTACTACATTGCCTATAGCTGACAAAGCGGTTAAATGGGATGGCTCCGTGGCATCAAAAAACGTATTTGATAAATATACAGACGATAAAGGAAATATTTCAGCAGAAGCAAAAAAAGCTTTCTTTTGGGTAGACACAACTAAACCAAACGAAAAAGGAAGCTATAAACTAGGATTTGCAGATATAGTTGATGATAAACTAACAGCTATACCAAACGGTATAAAAGCGGCCGCAAATGCGATAAGAGGTGCTAGAAATCCTGTAGATATATCTGATGAAGATAAAAAGAAAGTTGCTAAGAAAATTAATGTTTATCTTAAAAAACTTGAATTCGACGAAATAACAGACGACCAAATTAAATCTGATAATTCAGATAATAGCAATACAGATACTACTGATAAGAATAAAAAATCTAACCCTAATAAATTAGATATAAAAGCATTAGATTTTAATGCAGTGTATCAGACAAGGCAAAACAGAGAAGCTAGGTGGGATGCTGAAAGTGCTTTAGATCAGTCTTTAGATTCTATAGTACAAGATGAAGAAATGACCGTAGAAGATAAAATAACAGCAACTAATAACACTATAGATTCTTTTTCGATGATGTATAAGCAGGTTATGGCAGGATTAATTATGGCAATGTCACAGAAAGCTTTAAATTATGAATTTGAGACTAAATCATCATATATGGAAAGGAAAGCAGGCAAAAAGATAAGCAAAGCAAATAAAGAACAAATGACCAGGTGTAAGGATGCTTTATCAGATGCAATAGCAGTATTAGCGGCTTTATGTGATGATGAAGATTCAGAAGATAATACCGAAGAAGATGGGAAAGCTTGTGGTGGCAAAGAACCAATAAAAAGTGCTCAAAACTATGACAATAAATTCCAAAATATTGAAGATATGCAAAAGAAATCAAATAATGGTACACTGGAACTAAAGAGTGAAGAAATTAAGGCACTTGAAGCACTTTGCAACACTATAAATGAAAATAAGGATGTGATATAAATGGCAGAACAAAAAACTCCCCTTGAAATGATAGAAGAAATAAACAAAAATTACAAAGCCTTAAAAGATGAAATGGAAAAGAAAAACGCCAATCCAGAAACCATAGAAAAGCTTCAAACTAGGCTTGATGATTTAGAAGTCAAAATGCAAAGACCAGACACTACTCCAAATATGATAGAAGGTAAACAACTATCTAAAGAAGAAATGGAGTACAAGACCGCTTTTGATATATACGCTAGAAAAGGAATAGTTGACGAGCATCTTGAAAAAAAGCAGATGGCTACTGACAGTAATCCTGATGGCGGATATATGGTTCCTAGCATAATGGCAAACAAAATAGTAGAGAGAGTAAGACAGATGTCACCTATCAGGCAGATAGCTAACATAGTAACAATTTCCAGTGCCGGAGAGTATAAAGTACCAAGAGAAAATACAGATGATTTTGATTCTGGATGGATAGGTGAAAGAGCTGAAAGAACCGTAACTGATAATGGCACTTTACAGATGGTTAAAATTCCATTGCACGAACAATATGCACAGCCAGCACTTACTCGAAAATTAATGATAGATAGTAATTTTGACTGGGAAGCTTATATAAATAGGAAAGTTGCGAATAAATTTGCAAGGCAAGAAGCTACAGCGTTTGTAACTGGTGACGGTGTGAATAAGCCACTAGGATTCTTGTCCAATCCAACCACACAAGGGATTGGCGTAGTAAATGAAGCTTTTAGCTTTGATGGATTGATGGATTTACAGGCATCGTTGCTCGAAGAATATCTTCCAAATGCTACATGGCTTTTGAACAGATTAACTTTAAGAGATATAAGAAAACTTAAAGATAATCAAGGGAGGTATTTGTGGGAACCTTCTACGCAAGTTGGAAAACCTAACACAATATTAGGCTATAATTATAATCTTGCAACCGATATGCCAACTCCTGGTACAAATGCTTTATCAATAGCTTTCGGAGATTTTGCACAAGCATATACAATCGTTGATGGAGCTGGAATGTATACCCTTAGAGATGAACTTACCAAAAAGCCTAATATACTTTTCTATACAACTAGAGAAGTTGGCGGCGGTATAGAAATGCCAGATGCTTTAAAGATTTTCAAACAGGCATAGGAGGTGCTTAATTATGGCAATGAAAGATTTATTTAACGGGATAGCTGCTAGACAATGCATAGCAGCGCAAACCCTTTCAGCTACAGCAACAGGAACAGCAGTAGATACAGCAACATATGAAAGTGTTACCGGAATAATCAATGCTGGGGCAGGGCTAACAACGTCCAATAAGTTAACTGTTTCTTTGGTTGAAGGTGATACGGCAGGAACTTTAACAGATGTTGCAGCAGAGGATTATTTAGGCAGTGGTTCGTTTGACATTACAGCAGCAGGAAGCTACAAGATAGGTTATAGAGGTGTAAAAGAATATGTAGCTATAAAATTAACCGTAACTGGAACTGTAAGTACACCTGTAAGTGCAAGCATAATTCTTTCTCATCCTTCAGTAGAACCAACTGTTTAGAGGTGATTGAATGTTTAGTTTAATAGCACAAAAAAGTTTTTACGCAGCAGAGGATGGAATACATACAAAGCATTATATAAAAGGTGAGAAAATAACAGTTAACGACAAGGAATTTGCAGATTTATTAGTTAAAAAGGGTGAAACTAAGTTTGAAGTTAGCGTTGAAACTAAAGTGGTAGAACCGGCAGAAACAAAAAGTACCAAAGAAACCCCAAAAAAAGATACAAAAGTTGGCAAATAAGCCAGCTTTTTTCTTTTACCTTAAAATGTAAATTAAGAGGTGAAAACAATGGATTTATGTACATTACAAGAGCTAAAAGACTTTATGGGAATAACGGATACAAGTAAAGATACTATTTTAACACTTTATATAAGCGGTATAAGCCAGCAGATACAAAAACAAATAGGTAGAAATATATTCGCCAAAGACTATGTAGAAAGGTACAAGGGAACAAATATGCCAGAATTAGTCTTAAATAATTATCCTGTAAATACCGTGGATATGGTGGAATACGTGTATGAAAACGAGGTGTACAGAACCTTGGATGATTATGAGTATGAATTAAATGAAGATGGCGGTTTTTTAATAAAAGATGATGGATGGCTCTTAGAAGGATATTCAATAAGATATATGAGTGATAAGGTAGACTTTCCAAGGCGACATATAAGGGTTACATATAATGCAGGTTATACAGATGTACCTTTTGAATTAAAACTGTTATGTATGCAGTATATAAGTGATTTATTTAGTATGGACAACAGCAAAGGAACATTATTAAAGAGCTATAAAATAGACGACATTTCTATGGAATATAAGGGCGAAATTAAGTTTTCGGAAGACCAACTGAAAATTATAAAATCGTATAAGGATGTGAGATTTTAATGCCTGTAAAAAAGATAATACGACAAAATAATTTGCCTAAGCTTGAAAATATTTTGGAAGAACTTAAAAGCAAAAAAATAGAAGTTGGAATATTTACAGACACACCTTTTGTATGCATGTACGCTGGTGTATCCGAATTCGGGATGAACATTAATATAACACCTAAAATGAGAGCGTGGCTCCATGCAAACGGATTACACGTTAAAGATAGCACTACAGCTATACATATACCGCAGAGAAGCTTTATACGTAAAACTGCAAATGAGAAAGATAATGAAATATCTACTTTACTTGAAACAAACTTAAATTTGCTTCTCACTTTTAAGATAGATATAAATATTTTCTTTAATGAATTAGGGCAAAAGTTAGTTGATATTACAAAACAAACTGTATTAGATACTTATTCTCCACCTAATCACTGGTTTACCCTATCTCGTAAAAATGGCACACATCCTCTAATTGATAGTTCTACACTTTTGAACTCAATAACATACAAAATTGTTTAGAAAGAAGGAATTTATTAATATGACCGCCTTAAAAGACTTAACAGGTAAAAGGTTTGGGAGACTGGTTGTAAAAGAAAAATTACCAAGCAGAAAATTACCAAGTGGAAAAACTCAAGTTGTGTGGTTATGTAAATGCGATTGCGGGAAAAAGCATATTGTAAGTGGTGAAAATCTTAAAAGTGGTGGGGTAAAAAGTTGCGGATGCTACGCCAAAGAGATATCAAGCAAAGTACATAAAAAGCACGGGCTTTCCCAAACAAAATTGTTTAATGTGTGGCACGGAATAAAGAAAAGATGCCTTACTAAATCAGATAAACATTACAAAGATTACGGTGGAAGAGGAATAACTATATGTGATGAATGGAAAAACAATTTTATAATTTTTTATAATTGGTCTATGAAAAATGGATATAAAGATGGCTTAACCATAGATAGAATTAATAATAATGGTAATTATGAGCCTTCAAATTGTAGATGGACTACGTTAAGAGTGCAAGCCAATAACAGAAGAAGCAATGTATTGGTAACTTATAAAGGTGAAACTTTGACACTAACACAGATGGCAAGGAAATATAATATCAGCTTTGGAATGTTAAGAACCAGACTAAAAAAGAAAATAGATATTAAAACAGCCATAACAATGCCATCTTCACCAAATAATAGATTTTTTTAATTCAATAACTTTCAAAATTTCTTAAATGATGAATTACTAGGACAATGAAAAACTTTTTTCAAGATTTTTAATAGAGAAGGTGATTAAATGAGCAGACTTTCACAAGATAATTTATTTTTACCAGAAATGAAACAAAATTTTACAACTACTATACAAGGAGAATCTACATTAAATAGAGACACCGGAGAATGGGTACCTGGAACATCAGAAGATATAAATTTCGAGGGTGTACTACTTCCATTAACAAGTAGAGATTTAAACCAACTTCAAACTATAGTAGGAGGACAATTTTCCGTAAATGATAAAAAACTATATACTCAATATCCACAAGTTTTCTTAAATGAAACAAAAGTTAAAACAAAAGATATACAGGGAAATGATGTTACATATCAACTTTATACAATTAAAGAATATGGAATTTCAAGCACTTTAAAACGATATTATGTTAAGAAATTAGATAAGGTGGCGGGTTAAATGGTAGATATAAATAGCGTTTGGCAAGTATTCATTAAAGGATTAAATACAAAATATCCTAATTATACATATCTAAAAGCCAATTTAAAAGGGAATTTACCTCCATATCCTTACGTGACTATAGATTGCCTTACGCCTTATAAACAAGATATGGATGTTACAAGTGGAACTAAAGTGAGGTCGGGTACGGTTTTAAATGTAACCGAACAACCTAAAATGATATTTAGTTTCCAAGCATATTCTGATAACTTAGCACAATGTTTGCAAGTCTTAAAAGATACCATTGAATGTATAAAAATTACAAATAAGCAATATTTTAGAAGTTGCGGTATAGTTGTAATAAAGGTAGGAGATATAGGCGACAGAACAACTTTTTTGGAAACAGATTACCAGTATTGTTGGGGATTTGATTTAACCATAAGAGTTTTCGACAATGTTTCTACAGAAATTACACCAGTAACTAGTATAGAGATAAATGATAACGTAATTAAACCATAAGAAACTTTAATTGCAAATGATACAAGGAGGTAAAACAAATGGCACAAGATATAACAATAAATATTAGTGATGCAAGTACCGTAGTAACTCAACAAGGCTTTGGATTGCCACTGATTTTGTGTACAACCAAGGTTTTAGCATATAAAGAATACGACATAAGTGAAGATTTAACAGCAGTAGTAACAGATTTTGCAGTAGATACAGAAGTGTACAAGATGATAAGCGCAATAGCAGGACAAAGCCCAAGGCCAATTACCGTTGCTGTATATGGAGTAGATTTATCTGCAAGCACGCAAAAGGCTACTGATATAGTAACAGCACTAAATACATTAATAACAATAAATAATGACTGGTATAGATTACTGCTAGACGATAAAACAGAACCATTGATTAGCGCTGTAAGTGATTGGGCTGAACTAAACGGAAAGTCTTTTTACACTATATTCGCGAATACAACATTTACTACAGATTTTACAACTAAAGCAAAAACAAGTTTATTTTATAAGGAAAATACAGATAGAACAGATGCGGCGGCTGTAGGATATGCTTCAAGTAGAATACCCGGAAGCTTTATTTTCAAATTTAAAACTCTTGTAGGAATGACAGTAGATGCACTAACACCTACGGAAATTAACACTATACGTGGAAAAAACATGAACGCATATATAAAGAAATTTGGGAATGTGAATATGGCGGCAGATCAACTTGACGAAGGATTGGCAGCTAATGGCCAATCAATAGACTATGAAGAATCTAAGGATTGGGTTAAATATAGAATCACACAAGAAATTGCAAGACTTTTAATGGCCACAAATAAACTAGGTGCAGATGATACAGGAATATCACAAATAATTACAGCCATTGGAACGGCTTTAGATGATGCAACGTCAAACAATATAATTAAAAAAGATGCAAATAAAAAAGGAATGTATACAGTCACATATACAAGTGCATCCAATCTACCAGCGGCCGACATACAAGCGGGCAAAATTTCCGGTATTAAATTTAGCTATGTTTATCTATATGGAATAAAAGAAGTAACAGTAAACGGTGGCGTAGTTGTGTCACTTTAGGAGGTGGAATAAATGAATACATATGATTTTGACAAAGTTAATCTGATTTTAACCGACCAAGATGGTAATCAATATATTATAACTGGATTTGCTAATAACTCAACAATAGACGCAGAATACAAGAACGATGCTTATACACCACACATAGGTGCAAAAGGCGGGGACGATGCGGCCTTTGCTGTAAATAATGACCATTCCGGAACGGTAAAATTTAAAATAATGAACACATCAGATAGCAATAAAATATTGACCACTCTTTATAATTCAAGGGACACTTTTGCAACAAAAATTGTAGATGGAAACGACTTAGGAAAAAGCGAAGTAAGTGGTGCTGAATGTGTTATGCAAAAACCAGCTCCATGGTCTAGGGGCGAAGAAATACAAGGCCAAGAATGGACGATAGGTGTCCTGAATTTGGTCACAAATTATGATTAAGAGGTGAAATAAATGTTTAGTACAACTATAAATATAAAATTAAAAACAGTAGATGAAGCAGGAAAAGAAGTAACTACAACTGTACCTGTATTATTGCAACAGGCAAGTCCTTTTAAAACGGCAGATATATACGCAGAAAATATAACAACTAATGGCAAGATAAGAAAATCAGGTGGATTTATAGAGGATTGTATGGGAGTTGTCATAATGTCTCCCAAAAATTTAATTGACCAAATATCTGAATCTGAAAATGCCTTTGAAGTTATAGGAAATTTAGCAAACGAGGTGCAAGAATTTATAAATAATCCCAGAACTTACGTACTCAAACAAAAGGAAGCAGTACAGGCTAAGAGCGAGGAACAATCTCCTGCTGTGGGAGAGAGCACTACACAACCTGACACTAACGGAAGCGAAGCAACTAACGCTTGACGAATATTGTACCCTAAGAGCAACAAATGAAATATTAATTGAAGAACAGGAAAAGCAGAGAAATAAAAAATAGAGCTAATATTTGGCTCTATTTTTTTCCAATATTTTTAACAATTCCCATGATTCCATACTAAATACCTTTGATAATTTTCTCAATTTTTGTATAGTAAGGGTATCAATGTAACCACATTCTATTCTACTTATATAGCTTTGGCTAGCATGTATCTTTAGTCCTAACTTTTCTTGGGTTAAGCCTAACTTTTTCCTTAAATTTCTCACAATATCACCCATTTTACAAATACTTTTTTTATTATGTCGAATTTAATCACAAAAATCAATATTAAGATAATGGTAATGTCTAAAAATGTCACAAATATGCAGACCATGAATATTTTAAGTGCTATAATTAACAAAGAGGTGAAAAATATGGAAAAATATAATGAGCTATTAGAATGCAATGCAATAGGAAAGGAATTAGAAAAGGATAGTGAATATCAGAAAGAAGTAACACAGGCAGATATTATATTTTATCTATTAGAGAAAGCTATACCGGCTGAAAGTTTAAAACTTCTTATGAAATACGATGAATTTATAACAAGCATACACGAAAAAGAAAATAAAAAATGGTTTGAAAAAGGTTTGAAATTGGGCTTTAAATAGCCCTTTTTTCATTGAATGGTACTCAATATAGATGTATAATATTCATATATAGCGAGTAGGGGGTTGCAGAGTGGAGAACTATGATAAAAACATAGACTTATTAAAAGAAGGGACAAAAGAGAGCCTAAACAAATTTGCTGAATTGAATTTTCCTTTAGTATCTTCTATAAGCAAGAAATTTTTAAACAGGGGTTATGAGTATGAAGAAATATTTCAAATAGGATGTCTAGGTCTTACAAGGGCAATAAATAAATTTAACTTTGATTATAATGTGAAATTTTCTACTTATGCTTATCCTATGATTACGGGAGAAATACGAAGATTTTTAAGAGACGATGGAATTATTAGAGTATCTCGTAGCCTAAAAGCTACATTTAAGCACATGTGTTTTGCTCACCAAAAATTTATAAAAAAGTTAGGAAGGAAACCAACTATAAAAGAGCTTTCTGATTGTTTAAACATTACAGAACAAGATATAAAAGATGCCTATAAAATGTACAACACTACCAATCCGGATTCTTTAGAAAGGGTTGTTTACAATAACGGAGACCATGACCCTATTTTATTAAAAGATTACTTGTCAAGTGATTCCAATTTAGAAGAAGAAGCAATTCAAAATATAGACTTACAAAACGCTGTAAATTCTTTACCAGAGGAGCAAAAACAAATTATTATATTAAAGTTACAAGAATACACGCAGTTACAAATAGGCGAAATTCTAGGTATACAGCAAGTAAAGGTGTCGAGGCTAGAAAGGAAAGCTTACATAAAATTAAAGGAATATTTAGGAAGTGATAAATTGAGTAAAAAAGAAGAAGCTTTAAAATTATTCAGACAAGGATTAAACACTAAAGAAGTAATGAAAGAGTTAGGCATAACTAAAAGTACCGCAAATACATATAAAAGCTTTTACAATAAAGAATGTAATTCATTGGAAATGCAAAAGAAGATGTTTGTTTTTAAAATGTTTTCACAGAAATTTTCTAATGATGCCATTGCTAAAAGAACAGGTGTTATGATGTCCAAAATTATAGACTATAAAAGCGAATTTGAATTTATAAAAAATACTGCTTTTAAAATGCTAGATAAAGGTAAAAGTGAAAGCGAAATATCTAAGAAATTAAACATTGAAGAATCCCTTGTGCATAATTTAAGGCACGATTGGGCTACAACACCGATAAAACCAGAAAATAAAATATCTACAGGAAAAGCAATTGTTAAAATAAAACCCGTTGAAGAAAATCCTAAAAATGAAATTAAGGTGCAAAAGCCTATAGAAACTGTAAAAGAATCCATTAAAGAGCCAGAACAACCTATACAAGAAATTAAAAAAGAAAATAAGGAGGAAATTTATATGTTAAAACCATTATTACTAAAAGGAGAATTTGCAAAGTATGACTTACAGGAGGAAGGAAAGATAAAGGTTATTTGCGATAAAGAACTAACCTTAAATTCAGAACAGGTAGATTTGTTTGTCCAAGAACTAGAACAAGCTAAGAAAGCTATATAGGAGGGATGCTTATGGAAGACAAAATACAAATTTTTAATAATCCTAAGTTTGGGAAAATAAGAAGTGTAATTGTAAAAGATAAAGTTCATTTTGTAGCTGTAGACATTGCAAAATCATTAGGATATACAAACCCCAATAAGGCCATTAATGACCATTGTAGGTGGGTAACGAAATGTTATATACCTCATCCACAAAGTAAAACCAAGACTATAGAAGTTAATGTTATACCAGAAGGAGACATATATAGATTAGCAGCAAACTCTGAATTACCTGGTGCAGATGAATTTGAAAGTTGGATATTTGACGAAGTACTTCCACAAATAAATCATACTGGTGGATATATACCTCAAGATGAAAAAGACACTGACCAGGACATTCTTTCGAAAGCTTTAATAATTGCTAAAAGAACTATTGACAATAAAGATAAAAAGCTTAAAGAGCAAGAACCTAAAGTAATATTTGCTGATAGTGTGCAAGCTTCTACAACATCTATTTTAATTGGGGAATTAGCAAAAATACTTAAACAAAATGATATTAATGTAGGTCAAAACAGATTATTTGAATGGCTCCGTAGCAATGAATACTTAATTAGTAGGAAAGGCACTGACTATAATATGCCAACTCAAAAATCTATGGATTTAGGATTATTTACAATAAAAGAAACAACTATAAATCATAGTGATGGACATATAAGTATTTCAAAGACACCTAAGGTTACGGGGAAAGGGCAAATTTACTTTATAAATAAATTCAAAAGTGCGTAAATAAGTAAAAATTAATATATAGATATAGGTAATGCATATGATTTTATAAATAAATGGGAACCCAATGAAGACCTGGCACTTATGATACGTGGTGCTAATTCACAAATAAGTATAATAGATAAAATTTAATATATGCAATATAAAAGTAGTTGTTATAAAATATGTAACGGCTACTTTTTTTACTCTATATTTTGAAATTTTAAACTAATATCGAATTTTTTTAGTATAATATTCCTTTTTATACTGTAAATTTTAACAAATTTATGTTATAATATGAATACTTACAATAATCAGAAAAATCTACCAGCAATAAAGGAATTAAGCATTACAAGAATTTATAACTTGAACTATGGTAAAAATGTAATATCTTTAAAATACTAAATAGGAGATGTTAAGATGAAAATAGTAGACAAGTGTTATAATGATTTTTTAAGTAATGTGCAAGACAAATTAAATGTAGATAAGGAGTATGTAAAAGCAAAAAGCAAATATAGACAAGCCTTAAAACAAATAAAGAACGTACTTACTCCAAACCAGCTAAAATTTCTGATAGAGTATAATGATTGCATAGTGGATGTAAACGCTATCGTAATGAGAAAATATTATACAAGTGGATTCAATTACGGTAGAAAGTTGTTTAAATAAAACAAAAGACATAGATTTTACTCTATGTCTTTTTATATTGCTATTTTGTTGTAAACCACTACTTATAGAAGTTGCTGATTCCGCAGTCAAGCACTACCACCATAACAAGTTTGTTCTAATTTAAGCATATTACACTCGGTATTTATTAATAATATTCAATTTTTTGCTCTGTAAATGTTGACATTACTTTTTAATAGATTTATAATAAAGCTAAAATAAAAATGTCTTGCATAGTCCAAACTAGTCTAAGGAATACATAATAAATAGTATTGACAAGTATATTATTTTGCCTTATAATGTAATTGTAGGGTAAGTCAAAGGAGATTTTTGAATATGAATGAAGAAAATTTTGTAAGCAAAGAGGAAATGGCAAAAATTTTAGATTGTAGTGAAAAGACAATTGATAGATTACGCAAGCAAGGAATGCCTGCTTATAACTGGGCGGGGAAAATTAAATTTGTTAAAAGCGAGGTGTTGGAATGGATAAAAGAAAATAAAAAAGCATAAATAAAACTCCCTTAGATTACTCTATAGGGAGCGTAGTACGATTATATCTCAACAATATTATTGTACTATACTCCTAATATAAAATCAAGGAGCGATAACAAATGAACGAAACTGTAACTATTTTCAATAAACAAATAATTGCAAAAGAATACAAAGGACAAAGAGTTGTAACTTTTAAAGATATTGATCTTGTGCACGGAAGACCAGATGGAACCGCTAAAAGAAACTTTAATGAAAATAAATATGAAGGTGATGGAAAAACAGAAAGGTTCATAAAGGGTGTAGATTATTTTGAAATAAGCAAGAGAGAGGTCGGTACGAATTTCGTACAAAGCTTTGGATTTGATAAATTTGCACCTAACGGAATCCTTATAACTGAATCAGGTTACCTAATGTTAGTAAAATCTTTCACAGATGATTTGGCTTGGAAGGTACAGCGGGAGCTGATAAATAACTATTTTAAATTGCAAGAAATAAAAGAAAACATAATAGAGAACATGGCTTCTAATAATAAAATGGAACAACTAAAATTAGAAAAAGAAGGGTTTAAGCTTGCAGTAGACATATTGAAGCCTAGTCAAGCGTCAACAGTAAAGATGCTAAAAGGGTTTAACGAATCCCAAGGTTTAACAACTGCATACCTTCCTAACTATGTAGATGAACAAGAAGGACATTCAGCCACGGAACTTCTAAAGAAATACAGCATTCCACTTACTATTATAAGATTTAACAAACTTATGATTCAATATGGCTACTTAGAGGAATGTACAAGAAAATCTACAAACGCAAAAGGATTCAAGCATTATAAAAAGCTCACAGAAAAAGGGCTAAGTTATGGCAAGAATGTAATATCTTCAAGAGGAACAGAAAAAGAAACACAACCGCTGTACTATGAGAATACATTTCAAGATTTAATCAACATTTTGGGTTAGGAGAGATATTATGGAAGATAAAAAAGAAATTAAAAGGAAAGAAGAAAATTTGAACTGTGTTTTAGATAAATATATCGAAACACTTAAAGAGGTTATAGACGTTTTAAAATCATATAAACACCAAGGAGGAAATCAAAATGAAAAATCCAGATAGAATGTACAATAAATTCAGCGAAAATAAAGCTTATGATGTGTTGGCAAGGAATCCAGAATATGTACAAGCGAAAGAAAAGACCACTAGGGTAGCAAAAGAACTAGAGAAGATGCTAGACAAGGTATCTTCCTTGATAAAGGAATATAATGACTGCATTACAAATACCGCAGCCATAGCTTATAGGGAATACTATAAACAGGGATATAAATTTAATAGGAAGTAGTATGCAAAAGACATAGAGTAAAATCTATGTCTTTTATTTTTTCTCTTGAATTGTTATTGTATAAGGTTGACCGGAGACTATCTTTAATGAATATTCTCCACTCTTATTCATATAACTTGTATCATTGCCTTGTCCTATTATATTTGCGACAAGGTCTACCAGTTCTCCATCTTTATCATTTACGTATATTTGGAAATTCTGCTTTCCTGCATCTCCGACTTGCGTAGACCACACAATTCTCCATTCGTCAGAATCAATTGTAAACTTTTCTGTATTTTTTATTCCATTACCCTCAAACTTTGTTACATCAACCCAAGTTTTTTCTTTGGCGGGTTGAACTGAACTAGTTGCATTAGAAGATTGATTTTCCATTGTATTTGATTGGCTTGTAACCGAAGATTGATTTTGTGAAGTGGTTGTCGTGCTATTCTTCTTAGCGTTTCCTAACATAGATAACCCTGCTATAAATAAAACAGCAGCTAAAGCAAAAGTAAAAACTCTGTGTCTTTGAAAGAAATTTTTCTTTTTTATAAAATGAGGATATACCTCATTACCTTGGTTGTTATAGTTAGGTATTTCATTAACATTGTCATAATAATTGCTTTTATCAGGTATTTGTTTCCAATGCACTATTATATATGGCAATAAAACAAACATAACAATATAAGCAATTATAATAGAAAAACTATTTTGATAATCCCTTATTACATCACATTCAATCCAGAAAAGAAATAAATAAAGAATAGATGTTATTATTCTTACAGCTTTTTTATACCTATTATTTATCCACATTAATGCAATTCCAATAGGTATACATATTGCAAACATTAACCACATAAGCCAATCTTTTTTATAAAACTTATTATTCATTTTAATATCCCCCTATAAAGCGTATTGACTTCTTGAAAAATTGTTTATTATTCCTTGTAAAATAGCCCCAACATATTCAATGTTTTCTACTAGAACAGTATATGACATTCTGTTTGTGTTGAACATAACCCCATCTTTATATAACTTATATTCTAATAATTTTGACACGTCTATACTAAAGTTTTTATTTGAACCTGTAAAAATTATTCTTTTATTTGTGATATATAAATTTCCTGAATACTTATAGCTTACATTTCCTTTAATTGAACGTCCTCTACTTCTACCAGTGTGTAAGGATACACCTTTAGCTACTCGAAAAGATACCCCACCATAACCGCTAGAATATCCCATGGTTCTTTCCTTAACTTCATATCTTTCAGCATTGCAAACTAAATGACATAATTCTTCTTTATGGAGAATTATAGAACATTGTATTATAGGCAAATATCTGCCTTGTCTATAAAAATTAAAAGCTTCTTGTTTTTTGTTCTCCGTTTCTTGTACTTTCTTAATCTCAATTTCTCTTTTTACGTGTAGGCTTTGAAAGTATTTATATATTCTCCTATATATCTTTACTATAGGCTTAGGCATTCTTGCCATCTTATTTGTACTTAATTGGTACTTCCCATAAATATTTGATAGTTTATCGTATATTGACCCTAAATGTACTAAGATATAGGGAATTATAGCAAAGAAAATTATCTCACCCAAATATCTTAATATTACACTTAATCCAGAATATTCGCTCCCAATTTGACAATATTCTAATAAAAATAAAAGCAAGTAAAGAATTGAAACTATTATCCTAGATATTATATGATACCTTTTATTTTTCCACATTAAAAATATTCCTATTGGAGCACATACCGCAAACATAAGCCACATAAACCAATCTTTATTGTAAAACTTTTCCATGATATACTCTCCTTTTGATTTTATTATAGCACGTTTTACCTATAATTCCATAGTTTGGCGAGGAATTTAATTATAATAAAACAAGCTCTTGATAAATAATCAGGAGCTTGTTTTAATCTAAACAATATTTATTTATTAAATCATTAATTTCGTTAGGCAAAATATTATTTTTATCCTTTTTAGAATAAACCGACAAAAGAAAAACTTTCTTATCATTCGCAACGCAATAATAAATTATTCTAAACCCTCCACGTTTTCCTATCCCATGGTCTTTATCTTCTAGTCTTAATTTATAGCAAGCTTCACCTTTGGGCAATCCGACATCGTTTATTATTTCCCCATAAAATATGCCATTTTCTAAATCGTGTTTTAGGTTTCTAATTTCTTCTATTAACTTATAGCACTTTTTCTTTTTCACATAGAATCTTAAATCTTTTTCAAATTGTTTAGTATTGGTTACATTATGCGTCATATGAAAGTTATTTTTCATCACGTATTTCTTTTTCTAATTGTTTTAGGAAATTATCCAAATTTCTTTCTTCCATTTTACCTTGGCGTATTAATTTCATTTCTTTTAAAGATTGTTTTAAAGATTCCGTAATGGTGCATGGTCGTTCTTCTTTTTCAATAGTATTTTCCATTTTACCATCCCCTTTAATTTTTCGCTTTTCCTCATTAGCCTTGTCCACATTTTGAATATCTTTATCTTTTTTATTCATATTACAATCCCCCATAAATCATAAACTATATTCTAATTTTAATTATACAATTTATGGTAATATATGCAATATTTTTCGTGCTTCTATTTGTTACATTATCTAACTTTTTAAAAGGAAAGTCAAGTTAAAACCTCATTATTATTGCTTTTTTATTCAAATCAGCACAAAAAAATTAGCTGTAATAAAATGTAAGTAGAGGAGTAAACTGTTAAACAAAAATTATAAGAAGTTCTTGACGCATACTATTTTTTAGTAGACTTCAAGAACAACTCTATTGCTTTATCCAGTAGTTTTGAAATTGGTATTCCTGTTTCTTTAGAATAATCTTTTAGCTTATTAAGTAACTCGGTATTAACTGCATTTGAAAAAGGAGTTCTATTTTTTAAATCTTTATTAGCCATTTTATCACCTCAGATTTATTATAATATATAAAATCAGTCCTTGCAAGTCCTTGGACATAGTGGTATAATAGTATTAGAAAGTGAGGCGAGAAATATGATACTAGCAAATAAAGTTAGGCTATATCCAACAGAAGTTCAAGAACAAAAGCTTTGGCAATCGGTAGGCACTGCTAGATTCATCTATAACCGGACTTTAGCAAGACAAGAAGAGAATTATAAAAATAGTGGAAAGTTTATATCAGATAATGAGTTAAGAAAAGAAATAACTCAATTGAAGAAACCAGGACAATATCAATGGCTTAATGAAGTATCTAACAATGTAGCAAAACAAGCTGTAAAAGATGCCTGCAATGCCTATAAAAGATCTTTTAAAGGAATTGCTGATAAACCTAGATTTAAAAGTAGGAAGAAATCTAAACCATCATTTTATAATGACAATGTAAAACTAAAAGTTAAAGACAATGGGGTGTTAATTGAAAAAGTAGGTTGGGTAAACATTAAAAGGAACGCTATTCCTATTAACTATAAATATAGCAACCCAAGAATAAGTTTTGACGGTAAGTATTGGTTTATAGCAGTAGGCATAGAAAAAGAGCAACCAACAGTAGAACTAACAGGAGAAAGTATAGGAATAGATGTCGGCATCAAGAATTTAGCAATTTGTTCCAATGGAATGATTTTTAAAAATATTAATAAAACAAGAACTGTAAAAAAACACGAAAAAAAGCTACGCAGATTACAACGTAGGGTATCTCGCAAATACCTAAAAAATAAAAAAGAAGGAAAGTTCGCCAAAACAAGTAATATTATAAAACTCGAAAAGCAGATTAAATTACTTCATAGAAAATTAGCAAATATAAGAAGTAATCATATTCACCAAGCAACGAATAAGATAGTGAAAACCAAGCCATCGAGAGTTGTTATGGAAACACTTAATATTAAAGGAATGATGAAGAACCGATATTTAGCAAAAGCAATAGCAAAACAATGTTTGTATGAGTTTAAAAGACAAATGCAATATAAATGTGAGTTCAATGGTATTGAATTTGTAGAAGCAGATAGATGGTATCCTTCATCAAAGACTTGCAGTGAGTGTGGACATATAAAGTCAAAGCTTTCACTATCCGAAAGGACATATATATGTGAGGAATGTGGTTGTGTTATAGATAGAGATTATAATGCAAGTATCAATCTATCAAGATATGAATTAGTAGACTAATCACTTAAAAGATACTACTAATATGTACCATGCGTTGTATGGGAATTTAAGCCCTTGGAGTGTTATATAAACGAAAGTAGTGTTTTAGGATTACAAAATCGGACACGAGGAACAGGGAATTAAACAAGCTTTATAGAGTTTTATAAGGTTTTGGCAACGGAGGTGTAAAAATATGTCATTACAAGATTTAACATATGAAATTAACTACAATGTAGATGAAAGTGGGCTTTCTAAATCAGTAGAACTAATAAACAGTTTTGGAACACTTTTAAATAATAAGGTTAGCTCTTTAGAAAGTACAATAAGTAAAATAGGCACCTCTATGAGTGAATTATCCAAATCTTCAAGTAATATAAGCGTAGATAATTTAAGCAATTCTTTGAAAAATGCTACAACTAGCACAAATGAATTAAATACTTCTACAGAACGTCAACAAAGGCTTGAAGAAATGGTGGGAAAATATGTAGATGATTACAATGCAAAAATAGATGAAAGCTCAAATTCAATGCAAGAATTAAATAATAGAGCCGTAGAACTTCAAAAACCATTAAGCCAATATGCAGAAGACCAGCAGAAACTTAATGACGAAATATATAGTTCTACAGAGAATGAAGACAAACTTGCTAGTTCTGCAAACGAAACAGCAAGCAATATAGAAAAAAGTGTCACTAAAACAAATGAATTAAAAGATTCTCTTAGTGCTGTAAACAAAGTTTCCAGTGGCATCGGAAGTGCTTTGGGTGCTTTTGGATTTATAGGCATAGGATATGGAATAGCTTCCGGAATTAAATCTGCCATTACTTCATTTTCAGACTTTCAACAAGAAATGGCAAATGTCCATGCAACTTTAGGGCAAGTTACAAATGGTGATTTAACCAAATTATCCAACGACGCTATTTCTTTAAGTTCTAAATGGGCTATAAGTGCAAAAGACATAGGGAGTGGGATGCAAGACCTCGCTTCACATGGACTTAATGCTAAACAAATAATGGATACATTACAGCCATCTATTTTAATAGCTGTAGATGGAAATATAAAAATGAAAGATGCCACGTTAGACCTTACCTCTGCAATAAGGAACTATAATCTGCAAATGTCGGACGCACCGCACGTAGCGAATGTGTATGCTAAAGCAGCTGCGGATACTGCGGCAGATGTATCAAATATGACAACTGCAATGTCTTACATATCTCCTATAGCTGGTCAAGCTGGGTGGTCTTTAGAAAATGTCTCGGCAGCGATTGGGTTGCTTGGAGACAAAGGCGTACTTGGAAGTAAGGCCGGAACTGGATTAAGAGAAATGTTTAGTAGGTTAATAAAGCCAACCAAAGATGCGTCAAAAGAAATGCAAGCATTAGGATTCCAAGCTATAGACCCGACTACTCATAAAATGAAAGATATAGGGACATTGGTCGGCGATTTACAAAAATCATTAGGAGGATTAAACTCTGCTCAAAAAGAAAATGCATTAGCTACCATATTTGGTCAGCAAGCATTAACACCAGTGTCAGCATTACTGCAAACAAGTAAGCAAGCAATAGATGATGAAACTAACAGTTTAAAAAATAGTGATGGTGCGGCTCAAAATATGGCTATAACTATGAATGATACACTAGGAAAAGCTTTTGAAAAATTTAAAATTAATGTTCAAAACGCATTTATAACTAACATAGATAAAACAGAATTAGGCTATTCTTTAAAAGAATTTATAGTATCTGTAAATAAAAATATGCCTGCTATTTCATCCGAAATAGGTAAGGTGTTAGATACAGCAGTACGTGTCGGCAGTGGAATAAAACAAAACTGGGATGGCGTTTCTTCAACTGTTGTGGGTGTAGCAACTGCATTTTTAGCTTTAAAAGGTGCCATGAAAATAGAAGAAGCAATTACAGCCCTTGGAGGATTAAAAAAAGCCTTACCTACGGTGGAAATGGCTGGGGGTATTGGATTAATTGCGAGTGGGTTCACAGAAATACACAACGGCAACAAAGGATTGGGAGACTTGCTAGTAGCAACTGGGGCTGGAATGGTAGCTGCAAGCAAAGGACTTAAAGCTCTTACTAATACAAGTATAGGATTAGTTGCTGGTGCATTTTTAGAGATACAGCAAGGAAATACAGGGTTAGGAGAATTATTAATACAAACTGCTAGTGGATTTCAGCTTATTAATAAGCATTTAGGCCAGGCAGCTACAATTGAAGCTCTGGGGTTAGCTTTTATAGAAATAAAAAAAGGAAATACAGGACTAGGGGCATTGCTTATAGGTACGGCTGTAGGTTTTGCTGCTATAGAATTTGTAACTGCACCGGTAGCATTGGCAATAGGATTAGTTGCTGCCGCTATTGCTTATGTAGTTATAGAATGTCAAACCGTTAAAGGTGCATGGGCTAATACATGGCTCAATATAAAAGAAACTACAATGGAATTTGTGAATCCTATAATTGATAAGATTAATAGTTTAATAACAATTTTAGATAAATTGCCGGGAGTTAATATAGGAAAAATATCTGATATAAAAATTAATTCTGATGATGTAAAAATGGCACAAAGTCTGGGAATGTCACCTGACCAAATACAAAAAATGACAGGTAGCACATCAACTAGCAGCAATACCGCCAATTTATTAAAATCAGTACCTGGAATAAAATCTTATACTAATACGAGTACTAAGGCAACTAACGTTCTTGATTGGTTACCCAAAAATGCAACAGGGACAAATTATTTTCAAGGCGGCTTATCCCTCGTAGGTGAAAAAGGAGCAGAAATAGTAAACTTGCCAACAGGTTCACAAATTATTCCAGCACAACAAACAAGCCAAATGTTAAGCGGAGCAAATACAAAAGCAGGAAACGGTGTAGCATCTAATCAAAATGCACTTAACAATTCAACAAAGAAAGTAATAGCAGGTAATAAAGTTTTAGTTGAAGATTATGTAAACCAGCATACTTTATACGGCCAAAACTCTGTTAAAAATTTCTCTACAGCATTGTTAGAAAGAGAACCTGTGGCAACTACAGCAACTACAAAAGTATCTACAGATAATCAAGCTATAATGAACACTTTGGCACAGTCTGGGCTTACGTATGGAACCGAGATGATTACAGAACTAGGCCAAGGTGTAAAAGATAGTGAAGGAAATTTAATCACAATAGTAAATGATTTAGCAACTAAAGTAGTAGAGCAATTTAAAACAACTTTTGGCATAGCAAGTCCAAGTAAAGTTATGTATAAAATAGGTGATTTCTTAGGCCAAGGACTTATGAATGGACTACAATCTAATGACATAAATAGCTTCATCACTAAATGGATAGGAGATACAAGTTCACTAACCCAAAATGGTTTAGGTACAGCAATAGGCTCGATACTACAACCTATGTTTGCTAAAGGAGACAATAAAGGCATTATAAGTATGGTTTATAACTTAGTACATAACGGCTTAGGAAGTTTGTTTAGTGGTGGAGCTGTAAGTGGAAATGTAGAAGAATGGTTAATGGCAGCCATAGCACTAACAGGCGCACCAATGAGTTGGCTACCAGCACTAGAACAAATTGCTATGGGTGAATCTGGTGGAGACCCTATGAACATAAACACTTATGATATAAACGCTATAGAGGGACACCCTTCTATGGGATTAATGCAATTAATACAAGCAAATATGGATGAATACCATTTACCAGGAATGACTGATATGTTTAACCCTATAGATAACGCGGCCGCAGCCATAAGATTAATTGAAGCGCAATATGGAACTCCTTATAATACACCAGGAATAAGAAGTATGTCTAATGGTGGACCATATATGGGTTATGCAACTGGCACAAATAATGCTACACCTGGTGTACATCTTGTAGGAGAAAAAGGTCCGGAGCTTGTATGGATGAAGGGTGGCGAAAGAGTTACCCCAAATAATGAAATGTCTTCTATAACTCAACAGCCATATGCTGGTGGTAATACTACTATAAAATCCGAAACTAACCCAAGTATAAATATACAAATATACGAATCTAAAGACCCAAAAGCTACGGCACAAGAAGTACTGAAAGTTATAAAACAGAATTTCGGTAACTTGTTCGACGATAAAATGGCAACCGTAAAACTTCAAATGGGGCTTACTAGTTAGGAGGTGATATCATGGCAGACTTATTTAATTTATCAGGATTAGGAGACGAACTTGTTCAAATTTCAAAAGGTGTAAAAACATGGGAGAGTAAATTAACAAGATTTGAGCAAGTAGCTTTTACAGTAGTAGAGGAAGAAACATATACATATTCAAATGATGTTACAACTAAACCATTAGAAGATAATTCTGTAGTATCTGACCACGTTCAAAATAAGCCTATAATCATACATATAACTGGAATAATTACAGGTAAAGGCAAATATCCGCAAGAACGACTTGACTTGCTTAGAAAGTACTGCATTCAAGGGACAGTGGGGCAATATTACGGGATTCAAACCTTATGGAATTTTGTAATTACTAATTTAGAAAATAAGCACACGGCAGATGTAGGCAATGGATGTGCTTTTACGATGGATTTACAACAGGTTTTAACGGCAAGAAAAGAAGTTGTAAATATATTGACGAGTGATATAACCATTCCAGATATAGAAGCCTTAAAAAGCCAATTGTCTTCTAGTTCGACAAGTAGTTCAGATGTTGTACATTCTAGGGTAGTAGCACCTACAAGAACGGGGAAACAAACAAAACAAGCTGTAACCACTTCCTCTTCTGCTACATCAAGTAGTGTAATTGAAAGCATTGTACAAAAATTTAAAGGAATTTACTAGGAGGTATGTTATGGGAATAATTAATATAAATAAAGATTTAGTGCCTTATGTATTTGATATTATACTATCTAGTAAAACATACACGATTACAATTAAATATAATATTTTATTTGATTTTTTTACAGCAAGTTTAAGTTTGGGCGATACGGTTTTAGTGGAAAACGAAAAACTTGTTTTAGGTGAATTCCTTTTTAATCAAGGCGAAGATACAAACCACAATTTAAATTCAAATTTTCCAGAGGAAATTTTATATGTTGGCACAGAAGATAAATCTATTGAACGTGTTAGCTGGAACAATATAGGAGATACAGTGTTTTTATATTACATGGAACGAAGCGAGGTGTCTTAAATGGCTTCAACTTTATTGGGTAGGAAGGTAGAGGTAATTGTTGCAAATAGAATATTTACTTTTCCAGAACTATATATGGAATTTACTGTAAAATTTGATGCAGATAATGTTCCAGATGAAGTTACGTGTGATTTATATAATTTAAGTGATGACAGCATGGCTTCAATTCAAAGGGGACAAAGTATAACAATTAACGCTGGATATGGGAGTGATATAGGTTCTGTATGTGAAGGTGTTGTAACAGATGTAACTTCTAGCATTTCTGAAACAGATACAATATTTCACATTAAAGCTTTAAATATTTCAGACCAGTATTTAAAAATGAAAGTTAATAAGAGTTATGAAGCCAATACCACGGCAACTTATATAATGAAAGATTTGGCAAGCTTACTGGGATTAAAATTTGACATATTATCTGTAAAACAAGATGTTACATATCCCCGTGGATATTATGCGAATGGGTCATTTCAAGATGTAATTGCAGATTTGGTCGACGATTGTTCAAGTTTATTTATAGTAACGGGTGCAAGTTTAACGGTAATACCTGGGTGGTCAGGTTACACTTATGGGTTTGCTATGGATGCAGAGCATGGATTAATAAGTATTGAACCTTTAGATAGAAATGATACACCTGCTAAATATAAAATAACTTGCCTGCTTACACACGGTATACAGCCTTATACCTTCTTAGATTTAAAGTCAAAATTAGTTTCTGGACGTATGCTTGTAGCAGAGGGGCAACACAGTTTGAATGGAAGTGACTTTACAACTGAATGTGAGATTATTCCGATATAAGGAAGTGATTATATGAATAGGACAGTAGATTTATTTAACTCCATAAACAAACAATTAATGCAAAATTTAAATGTAATGATGATAGCACAAATACAAAGCTATAATTCTTCTAACAATACAGCTACAGTAGTTCCTTTACACACAGAACCAAGTACAGGAGATGTATATAATCCAATTCCTAATATACCAGTAGGATTTTTTTCTATAGGAGGATATTCAATTAAAGTACAACCCAAAGTGGGGGATATATTTTTAATGATATTTTGTGATTACGACATGGACAATATAGTCACAGATGGCGAGACCAAAGATGCCAAGACAGCAAGAACTCATAACTTACAAGATGCGATAGCCTTACCTTTAAGCATTAATTTTCTTAATAACACTTTTAACGCTACACAAGATTTAATTATAAGTAAAGACGGAACAAGTGCATATGCAAAGCTAACCCAAGATGGCAATTGGATTTTAAATGGTAATTCTATTAAATTAGGAGAAAACGCAGATAAAAAAATACTTGTAGAAGGTGGCACATATGGTACACCTTCATCCAAAGTTTATGCAGAGTAAGGGTGGTGATTAAAATTAGAAGTATACAAATAAGCAACGGAGACATTGTTATAAAAGACAAGAGACTTCAAATGGTAGATGATTTAGAACAAAAGAAGCAAAAAACAGCAGGAATATTGCAAACAGTAAAAGGAGAATTATTTTATAACGCAGGACTAGGACTAGACCTTACACAAGTTTTAGAAATAAATGAAAAAGGCATAGAAGATGGTGTAAAGAGGATGTCAGTAATGGAAGCTTTGAGGTATGACGAAAATGTAGACAAAGTTATTGGGGTTGGATTTACGCTAGATAGTAAAAACAGCCAAAAGCAATCAATTGAGGTATTATTACAATATAAGGATGAAACCGCCACCACAGAGATTGGAGGGGTAAATATTGGATAAATTAGCCAGTGGATATGGAATAACAACTACAGGATTCAATAAGAGAGATTTAAATTCAATTATAGATTATGTAGAATCAAGTTTAAAAAGTGCAGATAAATTCGGAGCTAATATAGATTTTACAAATAATGACCCTACGTATCAATTCTCAATGCCATTTATGGAACTTATGGCTGAAATATGGGAGTTAGCAGAACAAGACTTTTATATACCTAACCCAGCCTACGCAGAGGGCATTCCTTTAAGCTATGCAGGCAAATATATAGGTATAAGTAGAAAGCAAGCAACTAAGGCCACTGGGATAGCTAGATTTACAGGTATAGCAGGAACGGTAATAGACACAAGCTTTCAAATTAGTACAGATACAAATATTGTTTTTGTTACAACTGAAAGCAAGATAATATCTTCTAGTGGATATGTAGATATAAATATAGAAGCTGTAAATGCTGGTGCTAGTGGGAATGTGTCAGAAAATACAATAACTAAAATAATAAGTCCATTAATAGGCTTAAATTCTGTTACAAATGTAAGTGGCACAAGTGGCGGCCAAGATGAGGAAAGCGATGTTAATTTCAGAACTAGATATAATGAAAGTACCGCAAGTGGAAGCGGTTCAACTGTGGATGCAATAAAAGCAAATGTTTTAAAGGTAACAGCAGTTACAGATTGTGTCGTAAAACAAAATAAAACAGATTCTACAGTAGATGGGATACCACCGCACTCAATATATGCTCTTGTAAATGGTGGAGATAGTACGGCAGTAGCACAAGCTATATTCAATAAAACCGCAGGGGGAATTAATACATATGGTACAACCTCGATAAATATTACAGACAGTCAAGGCATAGTACATCAAATTAATTTTTCAAGACCAGTTCAAGTTCCTATATGGATTAAAATTGATGTTACGACAGATAGTAGCTATCCAGCAGACGGGAATACGCAAATTAAAAATGCAGTTTTATCTTACATAGAAAGCATAAGAGTAGGCGAAAGTGTTGTAATTTATAAAATTATGAACTCTATATCTAATTTAAGATTAGCAGGGCTAAATGATATGTCTGTAACTTTAAGTACAGATGGAACAACATACAATGCAACTAATATAGCAATAGATTCAGACAAGATTGCAGTAACAGAATTAGCTAAAATTGAGGTGATATAGATGGGTGAAACTTTAGATCGTTTGACTTCTTTTCTTCCATATTATCTCAGAAATGGAGAAAATATACAAAAATATTACTCTGCTTTCGCTGAATTATTTGACGAACTTTTACAAGTATTTATCCAAATACAACAAAGTAGAGACATAGATCAAAGCGAATTATATGGTTTAGATATTATAGGAAGTGTAGTTGGAGAACCAAGAAACGGATTAAGTGATGATGATTATAGAAAAGTTTTAAGAACTAAAATTATTTCTAATAGATCAGACGGAAGTATAGAAACCCTTAATGACTTTGGAAGATTATTATTAGGACAATTTTATGAGGGCGTAATTAAAAGCCCTAATCCTGCAGAATTAATTTTAAGATACACTTATCCTTTAATTCAGAATCCAGAACAATACATGGTAAAGGCAACAGCCGCAGGAATAAATATAATAACTGAATTAGATGTTCAAGTGCCTGTGTGTGGTGCTTATACATTAGGAACGATACCACTTACAAAAACTTTAGTATCAAGTTAGGAGGTAAAAAACATGAAAACTTTAAGATTTGCTTCTGCACAAATACAAGCAGATAAATTTGTAAGAACCCAAGATAGTATTATTGGGTATATAGACGATAGCGAAAGCGTGAGAATTCATCCCCTTAGTTCTGCATTTACATATGTAGTATATAACGAAAATGAAACAGTTGGAACTTTTGACACCGATGTAGGAGATGTAAGTTCCGGAACAGATATGTTAAAGCTTGTATATAGTATGATGAAAGAAATAAATGTTTTACAGGCAGATGTTGCAACTTTAAAAACTAAAGTAGGAGGTAATTAGCATGAGCGTACAGGATAGATTTGATGAATTAATTAGAGAAGGGAAATTAAGTAAAGCAGTTCTCTTAGATATGCTTGAACAAATTAAAAATAGAAATACAATTGATGTGACTATAATAACGGATGAAGAATATAACACAATTAAAGCAAGAATAGAACAGTTACCAAACTAGGGGGTATATTATGGCTAGAAGAATTATATTTAGTGACCAAGTAGCTCAATATCCAGATAGATATAATTTAAGCGACTTAGGGAATGAAACATGGCAAATTATTCCAAACCCGGGAACAGTTTCTACACCGGGTACACCTTTATCTGCAAGTAATTTAAATGCAATAGCAGATGAAGTTATTTTCAAGTTGAAAGACACCAGCACTTCTACTACTGCTTATACTACAGATATATCCGCCTTAACTACATACTATGAAGGACTAACAATAATGTTTAAACCTGCTAATACCAACACAGGAACAAGTACAATAAACATAAGTGGTGCAGGTGCAGTAGCTATAAAAAAGACGGATAATAGCGGGAACATAGTCGATCTTCAAGCAAATGATTTGATAAAAAATAAGTACTCAACTATGACTTATGATGGAACGGAATTTCTTATGAATAATCCTTCTGCAGATTTAGCTGAAACTATAGCAGATATTACAGCGATAGAAAATAGGTTAGATATAGATGAAACTTCTATAGCTAGTCTAAAAACAGAAACAGTTAAATTAGCTATTTTAACAGGTAGTAATAATACTTATGGTGCTTCTATTTCTACGGTGGCAAGTTATACAAGTGGATTAAATGTAGACATAATACCTAACATAGCAAATACAGGAGCGTGTACATTAAACGTAAATGGATTAGGTGCTAAAAATTTAACTTATAATGGTTCTCCGTTAGTAAGCGGATTCTTACAACAAAATAAAATATATAGAACTATTTATAATGGCGTAAATTTTGAAATACAACCTTCATCTTCTTTTACTCCTGTAAATAATGGAACTGTGCAAACAAATTTAATAGCAGAACAAGCCGCCAAACTTCAAACTGCAAGAAATATAGCTTTATCTGGAGATGCAACAGGAAACGTAGATTTTAAAGGTGATAGTAACGTAACTTTACCTACTATATTAAAAGATACTGGAACAGCAGGAACTTATAGGAGTGTAACTACAGATGCAAAAGGCAGGGTAACAGCAGGTACTAACCCTACTACTAGAGATGGATATGGATTAGTTGATGTTTATACAAAAACTGAATCAGATACAGCTATATCTACAGGTGCTAATAATGCAGTAACAGGAGTTACAATTTCAGATTTTACTGGAAAAGTAACAGGAAGTGTTGTAGCAAATCCTAATATAGCAAAACGTACAGCTGGAAATGATAATCAAACAAGATTACTTTTACCTAATGAATTTGTAATAGAAATAGGTACAAATGATGCAGGTATTGCAACTATAGAAAAATTAGATGGCAGTACTTTAGGCACTTCTACTAGTATAAGTAGTGCTATCTCTCAGCATCTATTTGAGTTTGATTTAATTTCTATAGTAGAAAGAAAATATGGAACTATACCAGGTTCTACTACAGCAGATAAAGTTACATGGTTAAAAAATAATATAGCTAGTATTATTTGTAATTGGTATGGGTATGGCTCTTGTCCTAGTGGAAATAAAAATAGGATGGCTTATTATGGTAGTTCTTCTTGGCAAGAATACTCTTCTTCACCTTTCAGTTATGCAACACCAACATTGGTAAAAAGTATTCTAACTCCAACAGTAGTGATTCAACCAGACGGTTTTATATATTTATTAGCTTATACAGATGCTAGTGATGGAACAACACCAAGTACAATTTATACAGATTATATAGATATACAACTAACATTTAAGAATATATTTAGTGCTTTAATGCTAGGAGAAGCTTCACTTGATTCACATAAGGCAGAAATTGCGACACAATCCCAACTGGGCCATGTAAAACAAGGCACAGGAATAAGCATAGATAGTAATGGAGCTTTAAGTGTTGCTACAGGCTCAGCATTATTTAAAAGTGCTAGTAGTACTTTTACTACAAGAGGGACTTCTCAAAGTTTTACAGATACATTTTGTACAGTAAATAGCCTTGTAACAATTGCTATTACATCTTCTACTAAGCCTCAAGGAATATGGACTGTTGATAGTTCTAATGGTAGTTTTACAATCACAAGTACAGTAGCAGAGACAGCAGATATTACATTTGATTATTATGTTCAAAAGGCGGTGGCTTAAATGAGAGGAATAGTTAAAGGCGGCTTAAATGATGGTGGAAGTAATATAAAAAGTATTCAAAGAGGAACTATTACATTAAGTGGAACATCAACTAATGTTACTATATCGCCAATAGATATTTCTAAATCAATAGTATTAATATCTATAGAAGGGGCAAATATAGATAATGCATTTAGAGTTTTAGTTAGTGGGAGACTAACAAGCTCAACAAATTTACTTTTAACTGTTGGTAATATTGATTATCCACCTACTGTAAGCTGGCAGGTAATTGAGTTTAATAATGTTAAAAGTTTACAAAGAGGCTATACGTCTATTAATTCAGATATACAAACAGTTACTATAAGCAGTGTAAATACATCAAAATCATTTCTAGTTACTTCAAAAGATGCAACACTTTTTGATACAGCTAATTTTGGGTTATGGTTTAGCAGTGCGGCATTAACTAATTCAACTACAATTACATTTTCTCAACTTTTTAGTAACAAACCAGGTAATGTTGCATGGGAAGTAATAGAATTTAATTAGGGAGGGTAAGTATGAGAATAGTAACATTAGATTCAAATAAAATAATAATAAGTGTAAAAAATGTGTTGGACAATTATATATTAGAAAAAATGATATAGTTACAGAATTAGGATAATTAGGGCAAATGCAACAAACGGATGGAAGTTTTATAACTCCAACTCCTCCAACGCCTACTTTAAAAGACACACAAACTTTAAAAATAAACGAAATGAACATAGCTTATCAAAATGCAATTTACAACACTTTTCAATCAAAGGCTTTTGACGGTCAGACCATGGAAACTTATAGTTGTTCGGCTACAGATCAAGCAAGAATTAACGGAGAAGTTACAACTGCACTCACTGTTAAAGCAGGATACTCAGTAGAAGTACTGTCTTGGAAAAATGCGAATCAAGATAAATGTGTGACATGGACACCAGACCAAATGATTAAGTTAGGTGCAGATCTGCATAATTTTGTTGCTGAAAAGACGGATTATTTAGAAGCTCTTACAGTATATATTAATAGTCTGACAACTGTAGATGATGTTAATAAAGTTACTTGGGGAATGACGATACCGATAACAACTAGTACAACTGCAAGTTAGAAGGGATATTTTGAAAAATAAAATATACAAAGATTTAATGTTAATAGGTATAATGGGAGCTATATATATGGTACTAGAAGGTGTATGGCGAGGATGGACACATATAAGCATGTTGGTAGTTGGTGGACTAGCTGCTTTCTTAATAGGAAAGCTAAATGAACATCCGAAATTCTATGATCGTAAAATGTGGCAGGAATGTCTAATAGGTACTTTTATAATACTTGTACTAGAGTTTACAAGTGGAATGATTTTAAATGTGCGGCTTGGTCTTGGCATATGGGATTATTCTAATGAGCCTCTTAATTTGTATGGACAGATATGTTTGCCTTATGCTTTATTGTGGTTTTTCCTAGTGCCATTTTCAATTTATGTTGATGATTATTTAAGGTATAAACTATTTGAGGAAAAGAAACCAGCAGGATTATTGAAAAATTATAAAGACTTGGTTACATTACAATAGAATATTTTTGCGTACACATTTATACTTATAAATATATATAAATGTGTATAAGTAAGTATAAAAATGACAGACAAAATTAAAAGATATATAATCATTTCTAAAGGGAGATGGTTATAGTGGGAGAGAAGGCGGTGCGTATAAATATCACACTTCCACCAGATGTACTGGCAGAGTTTAAGAAATATGGAGCTAGAAAAGGGATTATGATTTCACCTTTTGTAGCTGCTAAAATGAAAGAATTCATCCAGGAGGAAAAGGCTATAGAAAAATTAAAAAATGAAGGTAAACTATAAGACACTCGATTAAGAGTGCCTTTTAAATTTAAATTAAATGGAGGAATATAAATGAAGTTAGCAATTGAAAATTTAGAAAAATGTTTTAATGTTGCAAGCCATAAGGATGCTAAATATGTAGGTGTAAAAATTCAAATGCAGGGATTTCCTAAACCTGAGATTATAATAAATGAAAATAAGAATTTTGATAGTAAATTTGCTTATTATAAAAGAGCTTATAATAAAGATCTAACACTTAAAACATTTAATGGTATTAAAATAGTAGGCTTTACTTATGGAAACAGTTTTGCAGATATAGAACACAATTTAATAAATAATTAGTTCGTAATATTTAGTATAAGTATTTACTTATATCTATAAAGCCTTATAAATCAATACTTATAGAGATTTATGGATATTTTTGGCAATAGAATATTTTTGCGAACTAAGAGCTTTGGAGAAATCTAAGGCTCTTTTTATTTTCTATATTTTTCTATATATTCTAATAAAGCTTGACTATGTAAATCTTTTTGCTTGAATTCCTTATGCTCTTTACAGAATTTAGAGAATTGTTTCCAAACAATATCATTAACCCTTACTGTTTTTCTAAACTCTGTATCTATTTCCTGTGGTAAATCTATTTTAATACCTTCCCTAACTTCAATGACATTTGCCTTATCTTTATCGTTTTCAAACCAAGTTAATACTTCCATAATTTTATTGTGCTTTTCTGAAAGTTCTAATAAATTTTTCATAACTTTTTTGTCTGTGACGAAAGCATTACTACCGTCTCTATGCTTCATAGCACCCTGTTCTTCATCTTTTGATACTATTGTCTTATCATTGTCACATGATATCTCTGCCTTACGGTTGTTATCTGTTATAGTTGTCTTACCATTGTCCACTACATACCGATTGAGACTGTTATCATACCTTTGTCCTACTTTCTTAAACCTGTTCCTCACTGTACTTCTATCTATGCCTATTAGGTTACACGCTTTTGTTAGTGTGCATCCATTATAAAGTTCTCTGTTTATATATTCAACTTGTTCTTTTATACTTAAATTATCAAATTCTTTTCTATCCATGTTAATTCTCCTTCCCGTGCGATTTTACACGCTTACGTATGTAATTAAGACTATTGTCATACTTCTATAGAAAACAAAAAAATCCTTTAAAATCTTCATGTAAATAAAAGGAATTAGCGTATAAATATAGAATATAATAAATGAGTATACATTAAGTATTTACAAAGTGTATACTATGTAATAAGATTTAAATATATCAATAATTTAAGTGTATATTAAGTATATACTTTTTAGGAGGAACTAAAAAATGGCAATTGGAATTGATGTTGGAAATGGTTATACAAAATTCGGAAATCAAAAGTTTGCAAGCAGAGTAAAAGTAGGTGAAATAAATAAATTTGGTAAAAAGAAAAGTGAAATACACAATGTAGAATATGAAGGGATGAATTATATAGTAGGACAAGGTGCTATATTTACTGGAGATGATAGATATTTTACTAAAGAATATGAAATATGCTTGCTTACTGCAATAGCTCTTTATTGTAAAAAAGACTTTCCAAAAGAATCTATAGTTGTGGGATTACCAGAAAAGAAGCAAAAACTTTTAGGAGATAAACTTGAAGATTATTTAAAAAGTTTAGGGCAAAAGCAAATTACCGTAGATGGCAAAAAATATACAGTAAGAATAAATGATGCGTTGGTTTTTATAGAAGGGGCATACCCTATTCTTGAAGGAATAGAGGATAACGTAATTGTAATAGACAACGGAGCTGGCACTATAAACGTAAGCCAATGGGAAGATTTAAGCATATTAAATGCACAGACATACAATGAAGCTATGTATAAAATGTATGCTGAAATAGCAGGGTATTTAAACTTGAATAAAGGCACAGACTATAACCCTATGGATGTTCAAAAATTTTTCAATGATGAAACCATAACCGTAGACCAAAAAGAAGTAGACATAACCGATGCTAGAGCTATTATTGCAAGCCATATAAAAGAAATAGCATCTTATATAAGAAATGATTTTGATTATAAGAGTGCTAAAAAAATATATTTAATAGGCGGTGGCGGAGCTGATACGCAAACTTATTGGCAAGATGAATTCGAGATAAAACTTATTGATGATGCACAATTCATAAATGTAAAGGTATATGATGCTATAGCAAAAGATAATTTTGAGGAAGTTGAGGAAAATGAGGATAAAGAGTAAACCTGTTCCATTTACCGACAATGAAGAAGATATACTGAAATATGCTGAAAGTAGAAAAAAACCTTTTGCAACTTACGTCAAAGACCTTATAAGAAAAGATATGGAAAATAAACATGAGTATTCTAAAGATGAATTAAAAGATGTACTTAAAAGTATACTAAGTGACATGAATTTAAAACCAGAAGAAAAAGAAAAAACAGAGAAAGCGTTAAGCGAAAAAAGTAAACTAGCATATAAAAATATATTAAAAAATAGATAACTTAAAAGCAACTATTCTGTATGGTAGTTGCTTTTTACATAATTTTTAGATTATTTTTTATATTTATTGCATAAATTTTGTAACAATTTTGCTATGTTCTTAATACAATATTATATAAGAACTATATGAAAGAGTGAAAAACATGCCTACAATTCCCATAAGTTGTGAACTACCACCACTTATAGAAGTGGATGGCTTCTTGGTCAATACTACTACTGTAGCAAGTTTACCCAAGCTATCAAGGTTATTCCAACCTCTCTAGTCAATGTATCTTATATTTACATTGCTAGTTTTAATAAATTCTTACCTGCGTTTATATCTCTATCCATTACCATTCCGCAAACAGGACACACATAAGTTCTACATCCTAAGTCCTTTGTCTGGCTTGATTTATTTCCACAGTTAGAACATAATTGGCTACTAGCATAATTAGTTGGTGCTATTATTATTTCTCTGCCATACCAACTAGCTTTATATTCTAGCATTGTTCTAAATTCAAACCACGATACTTCTGATATTGCCTTTGCTAATTTATGATTTTGTTGCATATTGCTAATTTTCAAATCCTCAATTACTATTGTTTGGTTTTCACGCAATAATTGAGTACTTACTTTGTGAAGAAAATCTTTTCTCTGATTAGATATTTTCTCATGTAACTTAGCAACTTTTAATCTAGCCTTATTTCTGTTTTTACTGCATTTTTGCTTTCTTGATAAATCCTTTTGAAGTTTGGCAAGTCTTT